CAGCACCAGCACCAGCACCAGCACCAGCACCAGCACCAGCACCAGCACCGCCGGCCCCGGTAGTGCCAGCGCATGACCTGGTTGCAGCTGGGCCCACAATGACGGCCAAGGCAGCCGGTGTGCCGTATGCTGACTTCATTGCCAAGGGCTGGACCGACGCGGCCATGCGCGAGCAAGGCTACCTGGTGTAACTGAACCCACTGTCACAGCGGCTCCTCACGGGGCCGCATTTGTTGGAGCAGAATATGAACATCACCGACTTGAGAGTGTTGCACCGTCGAATCCGGGAGGCGCAGTTGCCCGGATACAGCCTGACCTACAATGAAGGTGCTAATGAGTTCTCCCTCGTGCTGTACGGCCACAACGGGGAACAGGCCGAATGTGGGGACCACTCGTGGGACATCACGGTCGAGTGGGCTCAAGAGCAACTGACTAAGTGGGGTGCCTGATATGAGCCACACTCCGCCGCCTTGGCTCTACCGCGGCAAATCCAGCACGGTACACAGGCCTTGCCCCTCTCACCCTTACGGCGAACAGATTTTCGGTTTCCACGATGTTGAGTTTGACGACCGCACCCCTAACGATGACGATTTAAGGCTTATTTTACAGGCTCCCGGTCTGTTAGCCGCTGCTCGTCGTTACCTAGAGTTCAGGCATACGTCTGACGTAGGGCAAGGTGAGTGCTATCAAGGTGAGCATCCCGAAACTCAGCTCAGGAAAGTTATTGAAAATATTTTAGGTTTCTCTATATGAGCTGCTATGACACGGTAAATTTTCATTGCCCGAAGTGTAAAAGCGAGCTGAAGACACATAGCAAAGTAGGTCGCTGCAACCTTGCGGATTTTTATGCGATAGCAGTTCCGCCTGCGATAGCCGCAGACCTAGAAGGCGAGAAATTGTTTTGCCAATGCGGCGCAGAGTACGTAATCAGATCACGCGTACCGCGTCGCGTAGAGCTTTACCTCGACGAGAATCTGGAGTGCGATGATGACTTCTACTAGTACTCCCCTCGCACCCCCTCCGCCACCCTCCGTCGCACCGATGCCGCCGCTTGAGCTGTTGCGCGCGGGCCAGCGTGTGCCGGTTGCATGGGGGCATTCGACTGTGTTGCCCGACATGGACTTCGAGGGTTACAGCGCCGCGGGCTTCGAATGGGACGACGCGGCGCAGAAGTTCAAGCCGCCGCTCGGTGCCACAAAGAAAGGCCTGCCCTCGATCGGTGCCGCACGCTACGCCGAGCATCCTTCCACTGAGGTGCTGTGCCTGGCTTACGACCTCAAAGACGGTACCGGTCGCAAGGTGTGGCTACCGGGCCAGGCGCTGCCGCTGGACCTGCTGGCCCACCTGTCCCGCTTTGACCCAGCCGCGCCGCCGAGCTATCAGCAGGCCGGACTCATTGAAACCCACAACTCCATGTTCGAGTTCCGCATCTGGACCAAGGTGCTGCACGAGCGCTTGGGGTGGCCAGCGATTGACCTGCGGCAGATGCGTTGCAGCATGTCGAAGGCTCGCGCCTACAGCCTGCCTGGCGCACTGGGCAACCTGACCGAAGTGCTGCGCGTGCCGATCGGCAAGGACAAGGACGGCGCAAAGCAGCTGGAGCGCTTCAGCTGGCCGCGCAACCCCACGAAAGCCGATGTCCGCACCCGCATCACGCCGGCAGACGATCCAGAGAACGCCGCCAAGCTGTACAGCTACTGCGAGCAGGACATTGTGGCCGAAGCAGGAGCCAGCGCCCGCCTGCCCAACCTGGCGCCACAGGAGCTCGACTACTGGCTGGCGGACCAGCAATGCAACTGGCGCGGCGTGGGCGTTGACCTGGAGTCGGTAAACGGCTGCATCGCGGTACTGGACCAGGCGCACCGCAAGTACAACGCCGAGCTGCATGAGCTCACCGGAGGTGCAGTGGCGCGTGCGTCCGAAATATCCAAGCTGCAAGAGTGGGTTGCTGCCTGCACGGGCTACCGGATGCGCAGCGGTGACAGCGAGGCGATCGAGGAAGCTATACAGGCACTCTGCCAACGTATTGACGATGGCGGCAACGACGGTGCGGACATCTACGAGATGCAGCCCGTGCTGCGTGCGCTGGAAATCCGCAACCTGATCGGATCGGCCGCGGTGAAGAAGGTCTACGCAATGGCCCGCATGGCCACTTCCGATAGCCGTCTGTGCGACCTGTTCATTTACCACGGGGCCCGCACCGGCCGTGACACTCACGCCGATGTGCAGCCAGGCAACCTGCCCAAGTCCGGGCCGAATATCCGCTGGTGTGACGATGCCGCGTGCAAGCGACCGTACGCTTACGCGGCGGAGGCTTGCCCTTGGTGCGGAACGTCGGCCGCGTTCAGCAAGGAGCGCAGTCCCGAGGGTGAAACCGGGTGGACGTGGGAAGCGGTCGAAGACGCCTTGAGCGTGATGCGCCACGGCAACCTGGAACTGGTCGAGTATTTCTTCGGTGATGCCGTGCTGACCATCTCCGGCTGCGTGCGCTCGCTACTGGTGGCCGGGCCGGGCAAAGAATTGCTCTGTTCCGACTACAGCGCTATTGAAGCCGTGGTGCTGGCGGTACTTGCTGGCGAGCAATGGCGGATCGATGCGTTCCACCGCGGCGAGTCGATTTACTACCACGGGGCAGCGGGCGTCACCGGCAAGACGTACGAGTGGTACGAGGCGTATCGAAAGGAGCACGGCGCCCACCACCCCGACCGCAACAAGATCGGCAAGGTTGCCGAGCTGGCCTTGGGGTTCATGGGCTGGGTGGGCGCCTGGCGCAACTTCGACAAGACGGACAACTTCACCGATGACGAAGTGAAAGCCCTGATCATCAAGTGGCAGGACGCCTCACCCATGCTCAAGGAGTGCGCAGGCGGCCAGACTCGCGGCAAGCCGTGGAAGCCGGACCGATTCGAGAACTTCGGCTACGAGGGCATGTTCCTCAACGCGGTGCATAACCCCGGCCAGGTATTCGAGTACCGCGGCATTCAGTTCCAGATGCTCGGCGACGTGCTGTTTGTCACCCTGCTCAGCGGGCGGCGCCTCACGTACCACTCGCCACGGGCGCAGCGAACCGAGCGATTCAAGGGCGTCACCACATGGTCGCTGTCGTACATGACGTGGAATAGTAATCCTTCCTTCGGTTCCATGGGTTGGGTTAGGATGGACACCTACGCCGGAAAACTCGTCGAAAATATTGTCCAGGCTACCGCACGCGACTTGATGTCTGCAGCGGTGGTGCGTCTAGAACGCAATGGATACCCCGTGGTAATGCGCGTTCACGACGAGATTGTGGCCGAGGTGGCTAAAGGTTTTGGTTCAACGGAGGAATTCGAAAACTTAATGGCCGAACTTCCCGATTGGGCACAAGGCTGGCCCGTAAGATGTGGAGGAACTTGGAGAGGATTACGTTATAAAAAATGAATACTAAAAAATGTTCTGCATGCGAACTTACGAAACCTACTACCCAGTTCGGCAAAAATTCCATTAAACAAGACGGTCTTTGCGCGGCTTGCAAAGATTGTCGGAATAAAAGGAAAAAACGCCATTACGATAACAATCGGGAATCAGAAGTTCGCAAAGCGGCAGAATGGAACAAGCGCAATCCCGATCGAGTACGGGAGAATAAGCGGCGAAGTTACCATGCTAATGCTGATATGGTACGAGAGAATGCACGTAAAAAATATGCAGCGAATCGCGATAAAATTGCCGCACAAAATGCCGAATGGCGTAAAGCAAACCCTGCCAAGTGTCGCGAAATAAAAGCTAGGCGACGAGCAGCTAAGCTGCAGAGAACGCCGACCTGGCTCAACGCCGCTCAGCGTATCCAGATAGCTGAGATTTACAAATCAGCCGCTGCCCTCTCAGCAACACTAGGTATTTCGCTGCATGTCGACCACATTGTCCCACTTCAAGGTGAACTGGTAAGTGGGTTACACGTACCGTGGAATTTGCAGATTCTCGTAGGTGAAGACAACAACCGCAAATACAACCATTTGCCTGAGAATTTAAGGAATTGGTTTTAGCCGACGGACGGTAGGTGACGCGTGTGTCAACTTAGCACATGCTGCACCTACCAACACAGGAGCAACCGATATGCACGTATCACCTCTCGACCGTAAACCGTGGCGCCCTGGCCACTTCGTCACCGCCCGCGGCCTGCTGCTGACACCGCACCATCTGATTCAGGTCAGTGAAGCGTGCGAGCGGGATGCCGTCAAAGTCACCACTGCTGCCATCCAGCGGATGATGCAGGCTTGATACGCAACCACTGGCGCGTCACGGTGCCGGGCTATCCGCCTTTTACGCTGCTGGGCCGCATGACCCGGCAGCAAGCAATTGACCACGTACGCGGCATCTGGCCGCTCGCTGAGGTAACAGCATGATCCAGGACCACACGATTGACCAAGCGCTGATTGAGCTGGCGCGCACCATGGCGGCATTGAAGTCTCTGCGCCGGGCTCGTAAGGGAACTCCGTTAATTGTCGGCACCGAATGCATCCCCGGCAGTTGGACCCATTCGGATCAGGTCAAAGAGCACGCCGCAGCGCTGCGCGCCAGCATGGACCTAACCCGCAAGCTGGCCGACTTGAGGCAGGGGCGATGAGCAAGCATCGACTCCCCGCCGCCTACTACGACGGCCGAACCGAGCGCCAGCGCAACCAGCCCAAGGTACCGCCGTACCGGCCAATGACTCGATTGTGGGCGTGGTGGATCGCGGGTTGGAACGACGCGGACATTGCTGCATCGTGAACGGGTACCCCTGCCGCTGTCGCAAGTGCGGAGCACGCCGGACACTGGCGGATCGTCCCGACTGGTACGCGACTCCGCCGGTGTGCCCGTGTGGCGGCAGTTACAGGGTTGATTGGTATCGGCGCAAGACTGAACACAAACGAACCGCGTGTCGCTGCGATGGCTACCCGTGGAGCATAAGCAACGGGCCGCATCGGCTCGGGTCACTGAGGTGTAATTACTGGCGGGGACCAGCCCATGCAGACTGACAGCTCAACCCTCGCTGCCGGGCAGTATCAGCGATCGTCGCCAGGCGTCGAGCTCGTTCGACAGATTTGTCGAGCAGCTGGGCAAGCACTCCGCAGGTGTCGCTTCCTGCTGGGCTCCCGGCGGCAGCGGTTCCGGGGTTGACGGCAAGCAGTCTCGCAACTTGCTTGCGCAGCCGGTCAGCAGCAGTGGAAGCAGTAGCAGCATCAGCACGCAGCTTTGCCTGAGTTTGTTCTGCATCGAGTTGCACCTGTGCAAGTTGTTCACGTCGGGCCCGGGCGGCCAATTCGGCTACAGCTTGGTCACGCTGGTTCTGCGCGTCCCACTGTCGCTGCACCGAGTGGGCGCCAGAGCGGTAGACAGACCAGTGTGAGCCGGTGAGCGCCACCACAATGAGCAGCGGCAGCCAGAAGCGCCGAAGCAGCACCCAAGCCAGTGTCACGCCGCAGCTCCAGCTTTCAGTGCGTCTGCGTAGTTCTTGCTCCACTTGGCGCGTAACTCTTCCGGCTGCCGCTTGTACGCACCCGGCCGCCAAGTCCGCAAGTACAGTTCCCACGCTTCCTGCTCATCGCCCACATCCGGCAGACGCTGTGGGTCCGTGTAGTAGAGCAGCCGCGCAAAGGCGGCGGCCAGGATCGGGTCAGTCTGCAGCGCCTCGTACACGCTGAGCCGAGTGGCCGGGATGCCGCGCGCTTTGCAAACGGTTACGGCCAGCGCAGCCGATGCCCGGTGTTCAAGTACGCCTTTGACGCCACCGCCTGATTCGAACTGGTAGTCGCCTACCGCCGGGCCACCGACCTGTTTCGGGACGCGCCTCGGGTTTTCCTGGCGGGATGTGGCGTAGAGCTGAAGACGAGCAGCGGGTGTGCGCATCACCGCCGGCAGTAGCGCCAAGCCAGCGTCAATGTCAGAGAGCAACGGATTCATGCGGCAACCTTCTTGCGGGGAAAGAATCGAGCTACGTCGCCACGGCACCACACGATCGCGGCGAAAGCGCTGCCGAATGCAACTACGTAAAGAAATTGAGGGCCGAACGCTTTGGGTTCGATTGCGCCGGTGAGCAGCGCCATGCCGAGGCCTAGATTGCTCGCGCCGAATAGCGTGGCCGGGATGGATACGCCCCAGCGCTGTCGTGCGCCATGAGGTTGGTATGAGCCAATCCCGAGGGCGATGCCGAAGTGGCATATTTCACGAAGCACCAGAAAAACGGTATCAAGCTCCATCTGAATCGCCCCGCTTTTTGAGAATGGGAATGCGATCTAGAATACCTTCCAGCCAAGCTGGCAAGGGGCCATTGCGGTCAACAATGTGGTAGAACGCTGTAAAGATGACCGCCGCCAGCGCCGATAGTGCCGCTGCGGGAAACATGGCTTTCTCGTTCCAGGGCATTCCGCCGTAGAGGAAAACACCGGCGGCGTACCCGATCCCGAACGAGAACAGGCCCAGCTTGATACGCTGCCAGTTGCTGGTGGACTTCGGCGAAAACCCGAAAAAGCAGCAACCGAACGCAGCACCGGTTGCGGCCCAAGGGTTTATCGAAAGTAAGATCAGACAAGCTAGAGCGCCAAGCGCGTTGGAGCATTGTTCGGACATCACGGCGCCCCTGTGTGGATTGCCGTGAATTCTACTACAGAATCGCCTTCCACATCACGGTGATCGGACTCGACGCCAGTGGAGTTCCGCCTGCGCTCCAGATACGTACGCGGAAGTTGGCGCGAGTGTACTGGTCTGATTGGATGATCAGAGGGGTGGCGTTGTTCTGCACGCTGACAGCAACCTGGTTAGGGATGAAACCCCCACCATGGTTGATGACCGCGAAACCGTTGGCATCGGTGGTAACGATGTTGATGAATCGATCAATGGCGCCTGCGTTGTCACCTACACGGTTGCGTGCATCGGTCGGGCCGAAGTACATCGCCGTCTGCACAGTGTCGAGCAGGTTGCCGGTGATATGGTGGTTATAGCCAGTGCCATCGGCCACGTTGATCTGACGCTTCTGGATGTCGGCAAAGGTCATCCCCGGGCCAACTTTTACGCCGATGATCGTGACGTTAGAAATGTTCGGGCCGACGTAAATACCGTCATAGGTCGCTGCTGCTGCCTGCGAGTTCCCCGATACCACGCCGCCGATTTCGCTGAAGTTGCGCACGTCACCGTTCAGCGACACGCCGTTGTAACTGTTGTTCACGGCGGTAAAGTTGGTCAGAAAGATGCCGTCGATGTCGCCGCCGGTTGCCTGAACAAGCAGGCCGGTACCGTTGGTTGCACCCCAGCAGTTCGACAGGCGCAGGTTGCGGATCGCGCCGGACGCGTACGTCACGAAGTGCCAACCACTGTCCGAGCACGTATCGCACGCAACGTTCTCCACAAAGAAGTTCGTGATCGTGTCCGTACCCGAAGCTTCCAGGAGCACGCCGTTTTGGGCGTGAATGAAGTCGCAGTTGGTGAGCCAGACGCCGCCACCTTTGACCATGTGGAAGCCAGCGCGCGGCATGATTGCGCCGTTATCGAGAATGACGTTGTTGATGAACCAGTCGCCGCCGTCCTCGCCACGGATGCCCGATCCATTGGCCGAGCAAGCATTGATGAAGGTCAGAGTGTCCAGCGTGATAATGACACCGTTAAGCGTGATGCCGATGTAGTAGTTGTTGAAGTCGACGTTGCGGATCTTCTGGCCGCGGCCAGTACAGAACACGAATGCACCAGATGTCCGGGCAGAGTTGCCGGTGAAGTAAACTCCCTCCAGGACTGCAGAGTCGCGCAAGGTGACCACGGTACCACTGGTGCCGATGGCTTCAAGAACGGTTGAAGACGAGCCGTCACCGCGCAGAGTCTTGCCAGTGGGAACGTTGATTGCGCCCACGCGGTAGGACGCCGCGCTTTTGCCCAGCAGCACCGTGGATACGCCGGAAAGGTTGAGCGCCGTCTGGATCGCCGTGGTGTCCGCGGTAGCGCCGTCACCCTTGGCACCGAACTGCTTGGCAGATACCGTGCCGCTATGGATCAGCGTCCACCCTGTGCCGGGCTGATAGATGTAGGAGCCCGCGCCACCGTCGCCTGCCGCGTAATAGCCGGAAGTGTTGGTCACGGTCCCGGCTGCTGGCGTCAGCGCCGTGAGTGCCGCGTAACTGGAAACCACCTTGAACGCACCGCCGACCAGGTTGACTCCATTCGGGGTGGCCAGTGCACTGCGCAGGGTGGCATCGCCTACCGAACGGAAGTTGGTCTGCTCAGTTGCCCAGTTACCCGTGGTCACATACGGTAGCGCGAGCCCCGGCGCGGGTTTGTAATACTCGCCGTCCTTGTTAAAGATTTGGTTCGGCAGGCTGATGGTGATGCCGGCCGCGTAGTTCAGCGGCGTGGTGTACACATAGCCGGTCTGCTCAAGCGAGGTTCGGGCGTCCTGTTCGATACCTGCGTACGACTTGCGAGGGATCCCGAAACGGTCGAGATACTGCAAGAGGTTGCCATTGACCAGGTTGTCCAGATTCTCGGCGTTGTCGTACAGGTCTTTAACGGCGGTCGAGCCCAACGGGTTCAAGGTTGCGAAAGTTGTCATTGGGCGGCCTCAAGTTTTTCCAGTCGATCAGTCAAAAGTTTTTGTGTACGACGCATCAAAGCCGACTCAAGCACGAGCGCCTCTTCGTATCGAATGCCGTAACGGTCGCCGGCTTTCACTGCAGGCACAATCTGGCCGGTGCTATCGTCTTCAGCGCCTTCCTGCGCATCCCATTCGTCATAGCACAGCAGACCGTAGGCGAATGGATCAAGCCCAGCTTCTTCGAAAGCAGCTTTGACACGTTGTGCGATAACGCCGAAGTGCCAACGCGCCTCTTTACCTTTCGCCGCCTTGGCGTCTTTCATGCGGAACATCTGGAATTCAACCGCAGCCCACGCGTCCAGCACCTTGTCGGGGATATCTTTGATGTCGGCCTTGAAACGTTCGTCGGAGGTAGAAATCGTGCTCGTCGCGGCAAACACCTGCGACCACAGGTTGCCTGCCTTACCCAACGAAAGGCCCGACGTGGTAAGCGGGAAGAATGCCGCCTGATCCAGCGACATGAAATTGTCAGCACCGGCTGCAGTTTTGGCCGACCAGTCCAGGCGACTAGTGGCGAACCCACCGGAGAATGCCGCGGTCTGGTACAGCCGCGCAGATGCTAATACCACTTCAGTGCCAGCGTTGTTGCCGCTCCAGCTATCCAGCTTCACGAGGGTGTTATTGACTGTCGTTGCCCCGCCGCGCGTGCCGCGGGTGTAGCAAGGCCCATCAACGGAATATTGCTGCAGGATGTCTGACTTGACGTAGGACGCCATGCCGGAAGTGCCCGACAGATACCAGCCCATGCGGTAGCCGTATGGCATAACCACTGCTTCATCCGTGGTCAGGGAGTTCTGGTAGAACAAAAGCCCCTTCTGCCATTTGCGGCCCGCAGTAATCACGCCCAAAGCTGCCGTAGAATCCACGTCGCCAAGTGCGCTTAACCAGAGCCCCAATGTCACCCCCGTGGTTTCACCGGGCTGCTGGTATGGGTTCGACGAAATCACAGGGGCATAGTTGAACGAACTGAGTTCAGCGGCAAAGGTATTGCCGGTACCTGCCAGTGCGCGGATGCCTTCCCCGTAGAAACCCCACGCAGTTTTCGGAGTTGCGGTGTTGTCGTTGTAGCCCTGTGCGCCAACGCCTATGGAAGCTTGATCCGCACCGTTGCGCCCGGAAGTGTAGGTGAAGCCAGACACGCCGCCAGCGGCACGATTAGAAGCGCCCATGAGCTGGGCGGCAAGCAAGCGTCCGGTTTTCTTCTGGTTGTTATACGTGGGATCCCCGACATAAATTGTGCCGTACTGGTCGATCCCGCTGAATCGAAAGATTGTGCCCGTCAGCCGACTGGTATCAGTCTGGTATGCAGGAGGGACACCAGGCAAACCCACGATATCCGCGCCAGGTGGCAGCCACCAGGTAGCTGCAGATGTTGCGGCACTAAGAGCATACGAACGGTTGCCGAGTTCAATAGTCGGCCCACGGTGAACTCCGCCATTGGTTAGACTTTCCGCATAGGCCGCAGCTGCGTTGAACGCCGCTAAGTCGTCTGTGACGCCATCACCGACAGCGCCGAAATCTGAAATCTGCAAGTTACCCCTCTGCAGGAGGAACGAGGCTGGGAAACGCTTAGTGGTTTCGTCTTGAATCCCGAACAGAACATCAGTTGCACGCAGCTTTGTCGCGAGAGGTAGCGCGCTACCTTTTTTAAGTGGCAGGTCGGCCATGTGGGCTACTCCGTGGTCAGGCCGAAGCCGTCTTCAGTGGTCAAAATAAAGTCGTCCTGAGTGGTGATCGCATAACTGATTTGCCGCGGCCACTCTCGGTTCATGGCGTAATCGAAAATATCGCTGTGCAACGTGATGTCCGGGTACAACGCCCATTCTGCTGGCAGCACCGCTCGCTCTCTTAGCTCAAGTTGAGCGCTATAGGACCACAGGTTAGGACCGACACGCGACGGGCCTGTGTAAACGTCGGTGAACCGCGCCGTGTAATACTGCAGGCCCAAAGGCGTATCCAGCGGCATCTCGAACCACATCGAGCCGTCAATCAGCGCACCGCGCCACCAGGCTTCGAATGTACGGCCCTGCATGTCGTTGAACAGCCAGCCCACCTGCGCCATCTCCGGCACGCTGGTAAACCGGCGCCGCTGTCGCGCACGGCCACTGGTGAGCTCGGAACGTTGCAGTGGCGATACGACCTGATAGGCGCGCCCTGAGTACAAGCCGAGCGGCAGACCTTCCGGGTAATAAATCGTCATGGGGCCACCGCGTCGTCACTGAGGTACACCCGTGCATCATACCCTACCGCCTCTACGGATGCGTCACTTGTACCGTTGGGGCTGATGCTGGTGATCAACACCGGGTACGTCCAGCGCACAGCAGGGCCGAACAGGATGTGCGGCGGCTCCTCGCTCCAGCTGACGTCCGGTTCAAAGTCCAGGGTCGGCACGGTCAGACGGTACTCATCGACCTGAGTCGCCACGTAGGGGCCGCTGACTGTGCCGTCAGGGCGGCGCAGCGCAACCATGTGCACGCCGGTAGCGGTCCAGTCCAGCGGCTCCGATGACTCCAGCAGGACCATGCCGTTGCCCTCGACCCAGTTGACCAGCAGTGCCGACTGGCCGTATCCCGGCACGTCGTCAGCCACGGCACAGTAGCTCAGGTACCGGCTGTTGAGCGCGTCCATCTCGGTGGACCACGTATAGGTGTCTCGCCGGTACCGCTGAATACGACGGCGCCGCATGCCCTGCTGGTATGCCTTGGTGCGGTCAATGACGCCGTCCGCTGTGATCTTTTCTAGGCGCCGTCCGACATCCCCGGGCAACAGGCACACGATAGTCTCGTCTGCCCAAGTGATACGGCTTTGATACGTCACCTCTACGCCGTCGAAGTCATCCGGGCCCATCATCTGCACGTCGCGACTTAGCATCTCAGTCATGTTCTGCGGCGTGTACATGTGCTCAAAAGTGCTGCGCGGCTCATCCCGCACCGGGCGTATTACGCCACGGTCCAGTGTGAACTCGGCGAACCCGGTGCCCAGGATCATGTTCAGCATCTCTTTACCGGTTGTCTCGTCAGTCTGCGCGTGGTCAAAGTGGTCGCCCCGTGCGCGCCACACCCCATCGAGCCGGTCCGCTTCGATCAGGTCAATTTCAGCGTCGGTGTAGCCTTGCGACTTTGCCACGTAAGCAAAGGCAGGCTCGATATCCCGCGTAGGCATCGGATTGGTCCAGGCGCCGCCCATTCGAACAGGCAGCAGGCGAGTGCCGATCACATAAATCAGGCTTTCTGTTTGCGCCGCGATTCGGTCTGACGATTGAACTCGCGCGGCCAGCACAGTGACACCAGGGTAGCTGCTCGGAGCAGCGAGTAGGGAACGCAGGCCGTACCACTGGATGGTGTCGTGCCATTCCAGGCTCGTGCCGAAAGGGGTACGCTTGCGCATACGGAACTCTGCGCGCATTGGGTACGGGAGGTTCAATGTGATCGTAAAGCCGCCTTGGTCAAGCGTGTTGTTGCTGTGCTGATAGTCGATCGTCGTGTAGGGAGCGCCTGAGCCTAGCGCCATGTCCCGGTACTGCACCGTGTAGTAAGCAAACAGGGTGCCCACGTTGCCTTGCTGGTTGACGTAGCACAGGCCCTCGGGGAAGAAAACATCCCATTGGACAACCTGCGTCACCTCGTTTTCAGGGCAGACCGGGAACGGGCCGCGCCATCCGCCCTCCAGGCCTGCTGTGTCCACGCTGACCGTGGCTGCCGCGCTGTTAAGGGAGTCGAAGCCCGGGAACGAGCTGTCAACCCCGCCGGCTTCGTCAAGTCGATCCACGGTGAGGCTGTTGGTGCCCTTGGCGCTGATGCGAAACAAAAGACCCGACGGGCCAATTGTGACGAAGCTGGTACCGGCAGCCAGTGCAGTTGCCGGAGAGCCATCGGTGTAGTTGAGCGTCATCGAGGGCGAGCTGCCGGGCGTGTAGCTGTTCACCACGTAGAACCCGGCATTGGCGCCAACCACTTCAATGGTGTCGCCCACCGTCGGATTGAGCATGCCTAGCGGCCCCGTGATGACGTCGCGCTGGCCCGCACCGCCGTCAGTGACGGTGTACTGGTACGGCGCGATGACTCGCAGCACAAGGCCTACAGTCCAGTCAGCCGGGAACGAGCCGGCGCCGCTCGGGATGTTGATTGTGTAACCGCTGAACGTGAAGCTGCTGGCGATGGCATTTGGCGTAAAGCTGGACGTTACCGTGAGCTCAAGTCCCGCCGCGCCAGTGCTGCTGCTGCCCACCTCCGGCGCCGAGTGCCACCAGGTCGCGGCGGGGTTCGCGCCCACGTACTCACCCGGTCCGTACAACTGGTACGACGCCTCGGAGCCGAGCGCAATTAGCGCGGTGTCACCGATGCGCACATTGTTCGCATTGATCTGGTATTGACCCTTGCCCACGCACAGCAGTACCTCGGTCTGCTGCTCGCGGTAACTGGAAAAGTATTTGTGCGGTGGCAACAGGTAGTCGGGGTAAATTTTTTGCAGACCGAAAGACTCGCGAATAACGTCGCCGAGTTTGACCTTGTTGCCCTTGGCGCTGCCTTCCGACAGAGAGTCGCCGCTGCCGGGACTTTTGGGAGTACCCGGCAGTTTCGGCATGAGTGCGTTAAAAGCGACCTTCACGGCACCGAGTAACGCCACTGTGATACTGAACGGATCGGTACCCTTCGGCTGAACCCACATCACGACATCGTCGCGGGGCAGAAACTGTCGCCAGAACCACTCGTTTTCGGGCACAACTTCGTCATTCACGGTGATGCCAATGCTGCCCATCTTAGGCACACCGCCGTCACGCTGGAGCCAGGTCGCCAGCGTCATTCGCGTGTCAATGGTGAACTCTTCGCACAGGCCGTCAAAGTCGAGGCTGAGCCGATTGGGGTAGATTCGTATCACGATAGAAGATCACTCGATAGTACCGGTCTACGAAGTCCCGCACACGGAGCCAGCGCGGACCGGAGCCGGGGTTTGTTTCCAATACCGCCAGTCTACCGTCAATCTCCAGCACAATGCCAACGTGGACCATCAGCCGCCCGCGGAACACAGCAGCCACGGCCCCCACCTGCGGCTCGCATTGCTCAAGGGTGCCGCTGACTTGTTCGTACTCGTGAGCCATGGCGAGTGGGGTGTGCCGTGTGGTGCTATGCAGCGGCGGCAGCGGCGGCAGACCGAGCTCGGCGCGGACCAACAGTATCTGCCCCCAGCAATCGTGCGCCTGTATCGTGCGCCCGCCGTCGAGATACGGCACGGTGAGGTAACGCTCCACATCGATCACAGGTACCTCAAGCCGGGCGCAAACTTGGTGGTGTACCTGTCGCGCGGCCAGGCGTTGTTGATCAGGTCGAAGTAGCCCGCCGTGATGTGCACGGTCGGGCCGTCCATCTTCGCGCTGAGCAGCGTCATGCGAAACGGCGGTTCAGCCGGCGCGCTGATGTCCGACTCCAGATAGGTGCGGTAAATCAGGCTGACCTTGGCGCCGGCATCGTTGGCCTGATCAATAAGCGCCTGCGCATCGCCGCGCACGTTATCTATCGCAATGCTCAACGACTGGCCGCCGTCATTATTCTTTTTGGGCAGGGAGACGTCCAGGCCCGAGGCAATGAACGTCACGGTGCGGCCATCCTCTGTGCCGCAGGTCTGATCTTCAAAGCCTGCGCAAATGAACACCGAAGCAGCCCACACCGGGCAGGTCAGCTCCAGTGTGGGGATGATGCAGTCGGTACCGCCGCTCGCGCGAACGATGTCAAGAATGGTGCTCAAGTACCAACCCTCCGAGTACCGGTAGTCTGATTGACCGTTTTGCCCACTTTGCCGCCCGACTGGATGTCGCCCACGATCACATCGGTGACCCACTTGCGGTCGGCTTCACTGAAACGCGTGGTTGCCGTGGCCTTCTCGTTGCCGTAGTTGTTCACGTTTACCACAGGGGCGGCGCCCTGACCGCCATTGCCGGATGTGGCGTCCTTGTTGCTGACGACCTCGCCGCGGCTGTTGGGCATCATGTATTGCTTGCCGCCCGCTGCGTTGAATATCTCCGGCGCACCGGTCTCGTTGACGCGGTACATTTTAGACGCATCCACTGGGCCGCCGTAGGCCCGACCGCCTCCAAACAGTGCCATGGCTGCCGGCACGACAGCTGCCAGTGAGCTGAGGCCAATTGCAGGTGCAGCGCCAAGGGTTGCGACACTCGTAGCCGCGGCGGCCGGTGCCCACGCAGCCGCGACTGCTGCGCCCTCTGCGGCACTTGAAGCTGCTGCCGCCGCGCCTGCAGTCTGGCCGATGATCAGCGACTTGAGCTGAGCGAACCCGAACGCTACCACGGCGCTCACAGCTTCATTGAGGATTGCGCCGGCCAACGCTTTGACGGCGTCCTGACCGGAAGTAGCGCCCGTGACCAGTCCTACGAATGCCTGCGCTGAGGCGTCCTGCAGTTGATTCAGGGTGCCGATGAGCAAGTCGTTGCCTTTGGACTGCTGGCGGAAACGCTCCTCTTGCAATGCGGTCAGGGCCGCCTCGTGCTCGGTGTCAGCCTGCAGCTTGAGCTCGTTGTAACGCTGGTCGCTCAACAGCTTGGCGTCGTTCAGCTTCTGATAATTGGCCAGCTGCAACTCGTACTTCTGCTGCTCGCCTGCGATCGGGTCAACTTGGCCGAGCAGTTCCTTGTTTGCCTTGGCCTCCTGCACCTTGTAAAGCGCATCCGCCAGCTGCTTGACCGTGGCAATTTGTTCCGGGGTCGCATACTCATTGAGCGAGAGCCGGGCCTGATACTCGGCCAGGTCTTGACCTTTGAGCCCAGCCTCAGCCAGTTTGTCAGCAAGGGACTTAATGGCCTTCTCATTCGCTTCGGTTGCTCGCTTCTCCTCGGCGGCGTCCTTGAGTATTTGCTGCTGCAGTTCGTTTTGCGCTTTCTTCGCCGCGGAGATGCCCTCCGCCTTCGACTTGGTGCGCTGCTTTTCGGCTTCTTGTAGACGGTATGTATCGATCGCCAAGGCTACCGCAAGGTCACGTTCCTGCTGCGTGGCACCGGTGCCGATCTTCTGCAGCGCGATAATCTTCGCCCGCTCCTCGCCCTGCGCACGCATCTGCGCATTCTGCTCACCGAGCTGGATGATGACCTTCTGGCCCTCGGTTGTTTCAACCGGTGCCTTGCGTGTCGCCGAGCTCTTCGTGGTCACGGAAGCGCTCATTGACTTGCGGGTCAGCTCGATTTCGTCACGGTTCTTGCCTTGCAGGTCAATCAGTTCCTGGAGCCGCGCTTTGCTCGGCCCGAACGTGCGCTGATTCTGGAAATCAATCTGCCGCTGGATATCCGCCTGATCCTCAAGCAGCGCGTTGAGCTTCTCCTGACCGCTCAGGTTGCCTGCGATGTTGTTGATGTTGCCTGCGAGCGCATCCAGTGCCTGTGCCAGCTTCTGGCTGGCCCCCAATGCCTGATCCAGCTTGCTCACGGCTGCGCCGAATGCCACGGTGACGGCGTTGCCTGCGTCGCTTGCACTACGTGGCAGCTTCTGGAACTCGGCGTCCACTGCCGGCACACGGGTCAACAGCAAGTCGAACAGCTGCTGCGAGGTGATCTTGCCGTCGAGCATGGCCTGACGAAACTGGCCCATGGACATGCCTGAAGCAGATGCCAACTGACGCACGAGCTCGGGCGTTTGCTCCACAATGCTGTTGTATTCCTCGGCGCGCAGGGTGCCCCCGGCGAGGGACTGGCCCAACTGGCGCAGGGCGTTGGCCGTCTCCTCGGCGCTGCTGCCGCCGATCTTGCCGATCTTCTGCAGGGTACCGGTCAGCGTGACCACTTCGCTGTTTGTGGCCCCCAGCGACTTGAGACTGCTGGTCAGCGTTTCCCACAGCTTCACGGTGGCAGGCAGCGTCTGACCTGTCTGCCCGGCGATGCCCAGCAGCGATTGGTACGTTTTGGAGGCCGTGGCCAAGTCGGGCGACAGGCGCTGGATGCGCGACTGCAGCAGCGTGAACTGTTCGGCCAGCTCGCCTACTTGCTTCAGCGCTTGCACGCTGATCACCCCAGCCACGAGCCCGGCCAACGGCTTGAGCGCAAAGCCGAACCCGCTGGCACTGCTGGCACCCTTGCTCTGTGCGTCGCCGAACTTGCGCAAGTTGGTCGATGCGGTTCCTGCGTCTTTGCCCAGGTCGGTTACGGCTTTGTCAGCAGCACCCACGCCAGCTGTGGCGCCCTTGGCATCTTTGCCCAGGTCAACCAGTGCGGCACCTGTGGTATTGACACCTGTGGTAGCACCCTTGGCATCTTTGCCCAAGTCCACGAGAGAAGTGCCGGTGTTGTCTATGGAGCGCTCGGCGCCCTTGGCACCGGCGTCAACCTTGCCGAACCCGCTGTTCAGGTTGTCCAGTGCGACGTTGACCCGGTCCGCACCTTTGGTGACGGCTGCGGTGTCCATATCCACGTGATAAACAATGCCGCCAACGTCTTCCATCAGTGGATGCTCCCGCTACGTGCCGCGTTGACTTTGCTGAGCCAGTTGTTCACCCGGTCGAAGTCCTCACCGGTGATCGGTGCTTTCTTGTCGGGCGGCGGTGGAAACTTGGCGCGCATGGCGGCGATGTAGCTGGTCATGGTCATATTCCACGCTTCGTCTTCGGAGGCGCCGAGGTGCGCCATTGCAGCCGCTACGATATCACGGGCGTTGAATTCGTTCGTGTAATCCTTTTTGGTTGCGGTGCGTGTATCGGCAACGGCGTCACCCATCAACCCATGCTTGAGCAGCCCGAACGCCAGGCCCACGATGTCCTCCAGGGGCAGGGCGCCCTTGACGTAGCGGCCGCGCTCGTTCACGTAACCCACCAGCCAATCGATCGGCTCATCGCTGCAGCACACCAGCACGTCGAGCGCTGCGTTGAACCGGCGGCGCTTCCACTGCTTGATTTGCGGCATGTCCAACCAGTGGTTGCCTGACAGCTTGGGCTGCCCGCAGACGTCGGCAAATACGCCCACAATCTCCTTTGGCGCGCCCAGCTTCGCCATGTTCAGCAGGGATGGACGTAGCAGCACGTGCCGATCACCGACACTGATACCTTGCTCGCCGATATGGGTCAGTACGCGCATGTGTGATACCTCAAAGTTGACGCTGCTGATACTAACACGACGAGTGGCGTGCGCGGATGGTTGACAGTTGTGTCAACTAGAGGCAAAGTGGGGCCACTTACAGAGGAGCAACACGGCATGGGCTGGGGAAATTGCGGTACCGATTCAACAGGGCGGCATATCGGCTACTCCCACGCAGCAACGTGCGATCATCCGGGGTGCAATATCGAGATTGACCGCGGCTTAAGCTTTGCCTGCGGCGGAATGCACGGGCAAGACGAGGTTAGCTGTGAGAAATATTTCTGCCCGGACCACCTCACCTATGCTATCGACAGCGACGACCACTTGCACAATATCTGCCTTGAATGCGCTGAGCTACTGAAGGCCGGCGGGGAATGGGTAGAAAATGACGAGGAAGGTGCTCTCGTTCAACGCATCTCGGAGTAACAACCATGCACTACAAATCAACGTGGCACTTCCTGCACATTGTGATGACCCTGCTCACCGCGGGCTACTGGATTCCGGTCTGGATTATCTGCGGCATTCTCAACGCCAGCCACAACCGCCGCGTGGAGATGGAACAGGCCGAGGAGACGCTGGCTTTGCTGCGGCGCCAGGTTGCACTGGACGAGCGGAGCAAGCGGCCATGAAAAAGCCCGCCGAGTCTTGCGACAGAGCGGGCCCTGAGCAGCAGTGAGCCGCTTAGTTTTCCTGCACCCACGCGGTGACGCCCGCAACGCCGCCGGTGACGTTGACCACGCCCTGCAGGTAGTTGCGGATGTTCTGCAGCGCAACAGCCTGGACGGTACCTGCCGGAATGGCGATTGCGTAACCGCCGCTCACGTCAATCGTGCCGCCCTGGCCCGGAGGTGTGACAACGGTGCCCGCGTCGCCGTCGATAGTGACGGTCACGGCGCCGGCAGTGGTGTTGTAGAGATACAGCACCTGCTGCTTGGCCGGGCTGTAGGTCAGGGTGTCAGCGCCGGTCAGCGGGGTAGGCGCCACGGCAAACTTGCCCACCTGGCCGAACGGTTGAATCGCTTTGATAGCTGCCATGATTTACACCACTGGGGTCGGGGTGATGGATACGCCGGTCGCAATGACCGAGTTCGCAGTTGTGGTCGCCTCGATGCTGAACGTGGCGATTTCATCGTACGGCGCTTCCAGGTCATACGTGGACATCAGGAAGTAGCCCACCAGCGTCACGCGTGGGTCAGTACGACGCAGCCACACAACGGGTTGGCCGCCGGTTGCGGTCGGGTTGTTGAAGTGGATGAACAGCTCGGTCTGATGCACTACTGCGCTGTCGGTGCGACGTGCAACGCCGTCGGTGCTGATGGTGATGGCCTTGAACGTGGCCAGCATCTCGCGGATGGCGCCGGCAGAGTCGTCCGCCGTCGCGTCCACGGTGTCCCACTCGGTGCTCAGGGAGTTACTGCGCAGTGCGCCAATGAACTTCCAGTCCGATTCAAGCGGGAGAGTATCGCCACAGGAAATTGCGAATTCCAATGACGTGTCTCTGCCCAAAAACGCTGTACTTTCGCAGGCCATGCTGGATTACCTCTATCACTTGTTAATTGGGGTGCTCGGTAACCCAAGCATAAGCTTTCCTCGCGCCTATCATACCTATTAACCTACGCGAGACGCCATAGCAAGAGGCAAGCGGCATTTGCGTTACCCCTAGCTCAAGCCAGCCTCGAATATCTCGTATCTCAGTGTCCGTCAGTCGGCCCTTTCCGGCTTGGGCTTGCGCCATCTTTTCACGCGTTTCAGCAGTGTGTTTTTTACCCAACCAACGCGTATTACCGATTTGCGACTTGGCTAGGTTAGCCCTATGTTCTTCTGTAAAATTACGGGTTGAACCTTTTTGCGCTTCGGACTGTTTCCGGTTCCATTCGGCTGAGCGGGGCGGTCGCTTTACTCCACGCCGAGCTTCTGCCGCCTTGCGCATATTTGCCAGGTGCTCTGGGCTAGGCACAAACCCAACCTTGGCTGCACGCATTTTTGCTTTTGCTTCTTCCGTTCTGCGCGTGCCCAGTGTGGAACCTGCTATCTGGCAGGTATTGTACTCGGGCCTCAATCCGTCAATGAACCTTTGTTCCAGCCACACGGCATGCGTCGGTTCACAGTAGGTGAGTACCTCGAAAACAAAAGAGGACGGCTGGTATTTACGCCAGCTGGAGCGCAAATACCGGCAGGGATGAGTCTGATTGTTAAGCTTGTTTGCGTGCTCGCGAAAACGTACCTTGAGGCGTACTGAACTGCCGACGTACGACTTACCGTTCTCCAGGTTTCGGATTCGGTAGACACCGGCTTTGTGAAGAAAGGTAGGTCTTTTCATAAGAACAAGCTATCACACTTGTCAACTCAACTCCACGCCTTGGAGTTGAAAACTCATCTTCCACCAAGGCCTATCCTCCGCAGTGTAGCCGGGCCCGCTTACGCCCCCAATACTACGGATGCCCGTGATTCGGCCTGTGCAGTTCGGCTGCATCGACCTTTCGATTAAAGAATATGCAAAATTTTCTATATCCGGTAGCGCACCGGCCACTTGGCGCTCCTGCTTCTTGCCCAGCAGGATCAGGTCAACCGTGACGGTGTAACGGTCAACGTCTGGCTTGGCCCCGCCCTGGAACTGAATCACCGCAAAGCGCTTGTTAGCCGCCATGGTGCTGTCGTTCCATTGGCCCCGTGCGCGCGTATACGCCTCGGCGCCGGGCGTCGCACTGAACCATGAGGCGAAGTCTTCGTAAACCGTACTCATATGGCCATGCCTCGTTTGACTGCCGCGGCGATGTCCGAGCGGGCCTCGGATGATTCAAACCCGTCTCGCAGAAAGTGGGGCTTGGCTCCGGGGTCCCACACGTTGCCGAGGGTGGCAGGGCTTCGCGGAGTGTTGGTGCCGAGCAAGGTACCCTTGGCGTTCTCTACCGCCGCAGCATACGCCGCTGTGTACCCTACTCGCCCGTGTACTCCTGAGCCGTCGGAGGATATGTGGCGGTACTGGCTGTTGAACAGCAACGACGTAGCTACAGGCGTGCTGACGGATGCATTACCTGACCCGATGATCAATATTGCCTCGACAGTGGCCACACTTAGGTCACCTGTGATCCGGCCCACAATCTCCGCCGTTTTGCGCTTCGCTGCGTCAAGCCCTTTGACTGGCATGTCAAGTCACCGTCCGGTAGTCGGGCACAGGGTCGTCAAGTGACTTCATGTCCCATTCCATGTGGCTACGGATCATCTGCCAATCGCTGTCGGCCACCGTGTTCAGCAGGATCATATCGCGGTACTTGGGCCGCGGGTCCTCGCTCCAGATGATGTAGTTGCTCACGAACTCTGCACCGGTCGCATCGCGCATTTCTTTGGACTCAGCGGCCCAGGTGCAGGCGATCGTGTACTCGGCGCCATACGTGACGCCGCCGTTCTCCAGGTCTTCGTCCTGAAACGGGCGCACGGTGGCCGTGTTGTTGTAGGACCACGCGGAGATAGCGCTCATACGCAGTCACACCCACCGCGACCGATCCACATGCCGCCATTGGAGCCCGGCAGTGCGGGAATCAGCGCACCGGTGCAGCCGTAGGGGTCGAACAGCTCCAGCAGGTTGCGACCGGACTTGTAACGCTCGGTCAGCGTGCCGTAGCGGAACGATTCGGATGCACCGCTCGGGGCACTGTGGGAGCTCACGTACTTGTCGCCCTGCACAACGCCAAAGAGGCCGATCAGGTACAGCAGGATAAGCGTTGCGGTGGCTTCGTCGTAATGCTCGTCCAGGCAAGGCTGGATCGTGACGGCCCGGTCAATCAGCAACTGCAGCATGAAGTCCGGCAGCTTGATGCCCACCGACGCGAGGTATTGCTGTGCCTGTAGGAGTGTGATCATCGATGCGGACCTGTGCAGGAATGGCCGCAGGATACCATGCGGGCCGGTGTGACGAATAGTAGTTGACGGCTGTGTCAACTTGGGGCAGGATGCGGGTAAATCAACAGTAGGTACCTTACATGATCCGGTTAATCGCTCGCCTGATGTACTACGCCGTGTTGGTCATCGTGGCCCTTACGTGGACCGCTTACTTTATCTTGAGGGCGCTGATGTGAAAACGACTATCCGTGTGCATGATAAATGGGCGGAACACAAACTAAAGTTCTGCAGTTGCAAAGACGGCAGCAGTTATAACTCATGCAAGGGCCTGCCGAACTGTTGCTTGCGAGACGATCACCCGGAGCGCAAATTTGCTCGGGATCCTTTGTTCTATGAGGATTTGTACCGGGCGTGCCTGAGTCCGTGGGAGCGTCTGTGCCGATTCGTTACGCATCGTGCGGATGGGCAACCTCGGCGCAACAAAAAGCCCACCGTGTGACGGGTGGGCTCAGTGTCTTACTTCTTCGGCGCCGGTGGCGGGACCGGCACAGGCTTGGAGGTGTCGACAGGCTTGTCAGCCTCTTTGTCGAGCTCCTTCAGCTCCTCCTGTTTCTCCGCCTCGCCATCCTTGGCAGCCTGGTTAATCTCTGCCTTGGTAGGCGAGGCCACCTCGATTGCGTTCTCGCCATCGGTGAGCTCACGCACACGGCCGATGAAAACACCGGTCGGCTCGTTGTCTTCGAAAGTGACCACCTGGCCTTCCTTTAGCTGCTCGGTGGCGCTGTTCCAGACGGCGCCGGTCAACACGAATTGCTTTTTCTTAGCCATGATGCTCTCCATTAACCTGCAGCGTAGAGCACGCCAGTACGGCCTGCCGCGTCGCGTTTGATGACGATACCGGCCGCCATCCACGTGAGCCAATGATAATCGGAAAAGTATTCCTGACGGGTCATCGGAATGGTGGACATCGCCATGCCTACAACCGGTTGGATGTACTGGCGATCCAGTGCCAGTGCCATAAACTGGTTGCCCACCAGCACGTTGGTGCGGCGGATGCTGGCGACGCCAGGCAGACGCTGCAGACCTTCCAGATACGACGCGAAACGGGTGTCGTTGGTTCCGGTGCGGGCCAGGTTGAACCAGATTTCAGGCGAAACGAAGAAATCCAGGTCACGCTCGACGTTGTTGGCACGGCCTTGCATCAGGGTTGCAACCTGAATGATGACCGACTGCATCTGCGCGAAAGTGGTAGCCGCGCTGGTCATGTCCACGTTGAGACCGCCGGCCGCCAGGTTCAGCGTCGCAGTACCCGGAGCATTCTTGATGCCGTAGGACTGGATGCCTTTGAACGAAGCGTTCGGGTCACCGTTGACGAAGTTGTCCAGCACCTTGCGGCGTACAGCACGGGTTGCAGCAGCCTGGTCATCGACGATCGGGCTGAAGCCTTCCGACTGCATGGCCTGGAATTCGCGCCACTCGCGACCGAACGCCGAATCGTGGATCAGCACCAGGGTACCGTCGTAGTCGTACGACACGTGGTCAACCGGCTTGCTGTGCTGGCCGCTGATGGAACTGCGGGCGATCAGGCCATCGGATACACGACGGTACTCGCTGGTGATCTTACCGATGTCCACAGAGCGGGCCAGCGGCAGCAGAGCGTCGAGCAGCACACCGCCCTCGTCACCGGTCATCAGTGCCTTGGTCTGGGTATCGAAGTCGCGGTACACATCCTGCGGGATGCGGCCCACGTTGACTTCCAGCCCGGCCATACGCTGCAGGAAATCATTCTGCGAGTTGGCGAACTGACGGCGCGTAAGCACCTCGGTACGTTGGCGCTGCATCTGCACACCGTTTACGGCGAGCAGGGTTTTATCAAAGTGAAATGCCATGATGCGCGCCCCTTAGCGGAATTTGACGCGCATGAACGGCGCGCCTGCAGTTGTGGTTACGACTTCGTCGCAGTAGCACACCACGATGTCGGTGGTACCGTTCGCCGCTTTCAGGGTGCCGTCACCGTTGGACGTCATGGCCTGATCGTATGCGTATGTCGCCGCTACGGCGCGCATGTTGTACAGCTCGCCGCTGTGTGCGATGTACGCAAACGCGGTATCAACTGGCGCGGTCAGCGAGTAAGTGAAGTCAACCGGGCCCAGAATCGGCTCTTTGCACACGTAGTGCATGCCTGGCGAAACGCCGGCCGATGCGTGCGGGATGAACGTACCAGGTGCAGCACCGGTGACAACGACCAGCATGCCGGACTTGACGGCTACAGAGGGCTTGCGCTCCAGCTGCTCCGGCATGTTGCGGCGAACGTCACCTGCGTAAATCTTGTTTGGCGTAGACATTTTCAGTTACTCCGGCAGAGTGTCGTCGGTCGCAGGACCGCTACGGTTGACGGCAGGCATGCCTGGCAGCAACGGGGCAGCCTTGGCGCACTTGGCGAACATGGCGTCGAGTGCTTCACCGGTCAGCGCGTTGGCCACCAGTTCGCCGAACTCGGCAGAGACAGCGGTACGCTTCTCGGCTTCGGCGGCCGCGGTGTTGGCAGTGAGCTGGGCGGACAGGTCAGCATTGGCCTGCTTGACACTGGCCAGCTCATTCTGGATCGGTTCCAGTGCCTTGGTCAGCGCTTCCTGGTTGGCTACCGCCTGTTTCTCGGACTGAGCGTCCAAAGCGGCTTTCAATTCTTCAAGTGTCATTTCGGACGCCTCAGTGTTGGGAATCGGTGCTGTTGCAGGCTCAGATACTACATGACCGCGCAACATGTTCAAAATTTTCTGCAACAAGGTCGCATCCTGCCCGGGCACAGGGGTTGCTTCCTCGACGTTGACGAACATGCCCACACCCTGATCCGGAGTAGCCGCGCCTGTCTCGTTGATCAGGATGGCATCGTGGTCGAACCGCATGTTGCGGGCGATCCATCGGTAGTCTTTGTTGTCCACAAATTCCTGATTGAGCAGCACGCCGGTACTGGTGTGGATAGGCGCGCGTGCTTCGATGGCCGCCAGCAACTCCTGGCCGCGGGCGTTGGTTTTAGCGAACTCCACATCCAGCCACTTCTCCACCTGAATGCGATTGCCCACGCGCTTCACGTTACGGTTGAACGCACCGGCGTGGTAGGCGTTGATCGCGGCCGGGTGGTACGCCGAGATGTACTCGCCATCGAGCTGAGGGTGGCCCATCGGCGCCGGGGTGTTCTCCAGCGTGTTGAAGCTGGCCTCAATTTCGTCGTGGGGGTACAGGCCGCCGTTCATAATCACGTCGTCAGGCAAAGTGTACGAAGGCAGCACCAGATGCTCGCGACCGTTGTACATCTCGGTGCGGATGTCGGCAGCGTTCACCGCCGCGCGCAGATTGACGCGGACCGGCTCGCCATTGGCGGCCTGATTGACCATAAATACGGGGTTACGCTCCCGCAGGCGGTGCAACAGGCGGTGCAACAGGCGGTGCAACAGTCGAGCCAGCATGGCAGATCCCTCAGACAGTGAAAAACATGATCCGTTGGCTCAACACTTCGGAATACCGAGCCATGGCACTAACTTGATCGTGCATCAGCGTTGCCTGTGCTGCCGGCAGCTTCAGGTAGGCCGGGTTGTCGTTGATGAAAACACGTAGCTTTGCGATTTTTTCGTCAAGCTCAGCTTTCTCGTCAATAACTCGTTGCTCGTGCGCTTGCATGGGTGTGCCTCCGTCAGTTATGCGCGCTAGCGTACCACGGTGTAACATGGCGTCAACTTACACATGCCGGAGCGACGCCACATGTCAACCCCCACCACCATCGTGGTCAACGAGCTCACCCAGCGCGCGATACTGGCGCAGCGGATGGAGTATTTCAAACAAGCTGGGGGCAACGACGCCAAGCGGCCGCAAGCCTGGTGCGAATACGGTTACGCCGAGGACCTGATGTTCGAGGACTTCCTGCGCCTGTACGAGCGTCACGGTGTAGCGCACGGCGCCGTGCATCTGCTGCTGGACAAGTGCTGGCAGACCGCGCCCCAAGTGATCCAAGGCGAGCCCGACGCCAAGGCTACAGTACTGAAGCCGTGGGAAAAGAAACTGAACAAAGAGTTGAAGCGGCTCAAGTTCTGGAAGGCGTTCAAGGAAGCTGACCGGATGCGTCTGGTGGGCCGGTACGCAGGCGTCATTCTGCAAATCAAGGACAACAAGCAGTGGGACCAACCCGTCACCACGGGTGTGCTGCAACGCCTCATCCCCGCATGGGAAGGCCAGCTCAAACCTGCAAGCTGGGACACTGAGCCTACCAGCCTAACCTACGGCGACATCCTCACCTGGACCTACGCTGAGGCTGAAGTCAACGAGAACAACAACGATGCGCCTGGCCGCCAGGTCACTCTGCACGCTTCACGCGTGATCCTCGTGGGCGACTACCGCACCGGTGTGCCGTTCCTCAAGGCCGGTTACAACGACTGCGTGACGATGGAAAAGATCATCGGCGGTACCGGTGAGTCGGTACTCAAGAACGCCGCACGGCAACTGGCAATCAGCTTCGACAAAGAGACGCAGATGGACCAGGTGGCCGCCAGCATGGGCCTGCCCCTGTCTGACCTGCACACCGGGTTTGACGACATCGCCAAGGGCATGAACCGAGGGCAAGATTCGGTGCTGGGGCTGCAAGGTGCGACCATCACACCGCTGGTGTCCACCGTGCCCAACCCGCAAGCTCCGTTCGATGTGGCGCTACAGTCTTTCTCTGCCAGTGTGCAGATTCCCGGCAAAATCATTATCGGTACCCAGACCGGCGTGCTGGCAGGCAATGCCGATCAGGAATCGTTCGCCGGCCGTGCGCAAGGGCGCCGCGAGGCTGACCTGTGCGACGACCTGGAAGCAGCGTTGCGCCACATGATCCAGTACAAGCTGATCGATGCGCCGCCCGGTGACGACTTCTGCATATGCTGGGACGACCTCACCGAAGCCAGCCCGAGCGAGAAAGCAACACGAGCGAAGATGCTGGCCGATATCAACACTGCCGGCTTGGGCACAGGCGACCGCTACTTCAGCCTGGACGAAATACGCGACGCCGCAGGGTACGAGCCGGACGCCTCATTACCGCCGTTGCCCGAGACGGAGCCGACCGACGATGAGCTGCTCGGCCAGGATGACCCAGCCGCCGCGCAAGGTGACGAGTGATGCCTGGCCAACCGATCCTGCCGAGTAACGTGGCAGACCCAACCGGTGCGGACCGTCTCGAGCGTGCGGCAGCGCGCGACTTCGATTCACGCCTGGCGCGCTGCCGCACCCTGTACGTATCGGCGCTGGCCGGTATCCCGCGGCAACGGGTGCGAGTGAATGCCGACACCACGCAGTACATGCTCACACCGGAGCTGCTGGCCAGCGTGTTGGATGACGTAGGGGCGCAGGTGGAGCGCATCCTGCAGGAAGGCGCCCCGAGTAACCTGTGGTTCACCGACGCATACGTGGAACCCGCGTACCAGCAGGGCACCGCGCAGCAGCTAACCAACCTGTCGGTGCAGTCCGCCACCTACGCAGCCAGCCGAGGCAACCTGACGCAGCTGATCACCGGCGACAGCTACCGTACGCGGCTGGGCTTCCTCAAGGTGCGCATTGCCGACACACTCAAGGGTTACGCCACCGACGTGCGTACCCGCATGGGCCAGGTGTTGCAGGATGGGCTGGCGGTAGGGCGTGGCACACGTGAGATTGCGCGGCAACTGACCGAGGCGACGGGTGTGTCATCACGCAAGGCTGAGACGATCGCTCGCACCGAGGTACCCGGCGCCCTACGTGCGGCAAGGCTGGAAGAAGCAGACGCAGCCGGGCGTGATTTGGGTCTGCAGACGCGCGAGATGCACTTTTCAGCACTGAGCCCAACGACTCGAATCAGTCACCGGCTGAGGCACTCGCATTTGTTTACCGCGCAGCAACAACGCGAGTGGTGGGCCATCGTGCCCAACATGATCAACTGCAAGTGCAGCACGGTGACGGTGTTGGTCAATGCGAAGGGCGAACCGCTGACGCCCGGTGTGATTGATCGTGCCCGTGCCCTACTGGAAAAGAACCCAGCCCCGTCACAATAAAACGATCGGGGCAGATGTGACGGTCACGCCTTGCAAGCGCCGCACTTGACGCAAATCTTCATGCCGATCACTTGAGTCCACCGGTGGATACAGTCTCCCCGACGCAAGTGATCGGTGATGCCTTTTGTCATCTCTTCAGGCGTCAGGTAATGCTCCCCACCGTTGCCGTTCTGCCCAATTGCGTCAATGCGCTGCTCGTCTTCGGGCCACTCCGGTGCCGGCTCCACATACCGCAGCTCAAGCAACAACTGCAGCTCGTGGATCGCTTTCTCGATGTCCTGCCGGCCTTTACCCGTGGCCCGGTTGTGGCGGGTGACGCGCTTGACCACGCTGGCTTCCAGGAACTGCAGGCTGTTGGCCTCGATGTACTGAATCGGCTGAATGCCGCCCTCGCGGTAGTGGCTGCCCCCTACCTGTGTGTCTAGTGCGCTCATTCTGCATGCTCCGCGTATGCAATTTCTCGTGCCATTCGGTAAAGAGTTGGGTCGCCTTCACGAAGCACCTCCAGCAATGCCCGTTTTTCTGCTAAGTACACCTTAGCGAACTCCGGGTCATGCGCCGTAATGCTTCGTGAATTGCTGATCAGGTCAGCCAGTTTTACAGTTTTTGCGTCAGGGTACGCTTGCGCAGTGTGCTGTAAATCTTTCGCCTTACGCACCTGTCGGTTGCCGTCTTCCGGTTTCGACACATCCGTTAGCTGCTCTACCAGGTCGCCCACGTCGGAACCGAACATCGCTGCAATAACCGATAGCGGCACCTGAGTATCTTCAACTACATCGTGCAGCAGAGCGGCGCAAATCATCTCATCCGTGTAACCCTGCGCGTGTTCTACCACGAGGCGGGCAACTTCTAGGGGGTGAAGTGAGTACGGTTCGCCCGTGTACTTACGGACTTGACCGACGGCCGCATGCGCCGCGATAGAGAAAGCCCGCGCTATTACGATACTGGTCATGCCATCTTCCCCTCAAAGCCCTTGGCCTGCCGCAATTTGGAGCAGGCGCTGTGATCGATCCGCATGGTGCCACCGCGCAACTTGCCGCAGATGTCGCACATGCGGCGCATGGTGTCGCTGGCGTTACGTGCCCGGATGGGCAGTGGTTTATCTGTCATAGGTGTCACTCCGCAGCACTACGCCGCTGATGCCTTCCAGTTTGACCAGCTTGCACGTGGACCGCTCGGGGTCACGCCACACGGCGGTGCCCTCGACGCCGGCTTCCGCCACTGCAACGGATCGGGCGCAGGTCTCACATGCTGCGCGTACGACCAGCGCAGGGCCATCGGCTACTTGCAGCAGGTAAATCTGCTTCTGGCTGCTCATACACCCGTCCCTCGCCCGATGAGTTGATCCGTTTGGATAGTTGCCTGAGCGTGCACCACGGCGACGATAAGCCCTTGCGGAACACCTGCAGCTTTGGCCGCAGATATCGCATCCAGGATCGTACGCTCCATATCGATGAGTTGCTGTTGCTGGTCGCGGGTAACAACGCCGCCCGGGTGCAAAATCGGCACGTGCTCAACCATGCTGCACCCCCTGCCCAATGGCCTCACGTACCCGCCGCACTGCCTCAGCCATGCCGGCTGCGTGCCCGGGCGGCCGGTGGCGCATGGTGGCTTCGATGTTGCCTACGATAACCATGGCGCCCTTGGCGTCAATCACCGCACCCTCGAACATGTGCAGCCCCTCGCTGAGGCCTTGACGAAAATCGAACGAGTGGTTCATTGGCGGGCTCTCATCATCTCATCAGCTACCCTGTACGCCGTTTCGGCAAGATACTTTCCTTCAAGCTCGGCAGCCCCTTGAGTCGAATCTAGGATTCTTTGGACAAGCGCCTCATTGCTCATAGCGGCTTGCATGGCCTTCGCAGCGAAGTAATCACGCAGCGTCAGCGACTCCGATGCGAGTTCGACATGCGCAACACGTTCGGCTGATACGCCATCGGTGACTGCCACGAACATGTGGCGGCGGCTGGCGGCAATGCGGTTCCATTGCGCACCGACCAGCATGTGCCACGTGCCGTCAGAGTCCAGGCGGCGCCATGGATTCGTGGCCGGCTTGATGCGTGCCGCGTCAAAGTAGAAGTGCGTCGCGCCGAGCGGGATGATACCAGGTGGGAGGATTGGGCGGCTCATTTGCGGTACCCCGCGGCCAGCATGGCGTTGATCGTTGCGCGAATAGCCGCGCTGCACTCAAGGGTCACATTAAAACGCTCCAGTTCACCGTCGATGTCGGAACACGCAGCCAGTTCGAGAGCAAGGCGCTCCTCGGCTGCAATCTGCTCGGCGGTGCGGATGGGGCGGAAAATTGGCAAATGCTCGCCGTAGTTTGTGTGCTGTACATCCGAGTCGTACTCGCCTTTGCGCTCCCCTGATGTCAACCGGTACACCGCTCTATTTTCGTCATGCGCCAGTATCAGCGCAGTCACATACTCGCCGGTTGTGCTACTCCGCAGGGTTTCGCACACCGTCCCAATTGGTGGCAAAGCTCCGAGCTCCCACTGAGCTGGGCGCGAAACGTAGACCCAAGCCTGCGCGTGCTCCGAAAAGCGGTCACGCTCTCCGGCAGCTGGCAAGAACTCAACGGTCCCGTAGCCTTTCGGGTGAAGGAAGTGGGCGACCATTGCCCCGGTGGTACCTGCCGGCGCCTTGCTCCAGTCGATGCCGGTCATACAGCACCCCCCTGGCCCAACAGCGCCAGTGCAACGACCCAGCCCACGAAGGCCAGCATGGCGAAGGTGTTGCGGGCGCGGCGTTCGCGCTGAAGTAGGTACTGCAGGCTGGCGATGGACGAACGCGGCCATGCCGCCAGCTCCTCAACGCTACCGTTGCGTGGGTCAACAGATGAGACGGTATTGCCCTTGATTTGCATGGTACAGGTGCTCCGGTGGGTGGTTGTTGGCCGCACTATGCTACGGGTTGCCGCACGTGTCAACTAGCAGATAAAAGAAAACCCGCGCTGCATGGGGTCAGGGCGGGTCAAGGGTGACGCTGGAGCAAGCCCGGCAACCTTACCCGCAGTATGCACCCGTGTCAACGTCTCATTCGTGCCGGCATCATCACGCCGACAGCGCTGCGGGCTTTCTCCTCCGGTGCGTACGCCATCATCACCATATCTGCAAGGTTGGGCGACTTGGTGCCATCTGGTTTCTTGTTGATCACGATCTTGCCGGCGTTGTTCTTTGCGTACGTGGGCTGGCTCAACTCCGTCAGCATCTGCGTGAACTGGGTACCGGTGCCTACCAGGCTGATCAGGTTATCAACGTCGTATTCAGTGTCCTCTCCCATCACGGCGCGGTAGGTGCGCTGGAACCGTACGCGCAAATCCCACCATGCCTGCGCCTTGGCATTGGAGAAAAAATCCTCGTTGGTACGTTCGAGACGATCGGTATCTGCCGTCGCTCGGGTTCGGGGTATCGCTTGCTCCTTGTTCACAACCTCGCCGCTGCCGCGCCATGGGGCATTCTGAATCGAGTGAGTCTTTACCTGCTCCCGGCGCTCGTTGATCACACGTGCGTCGCCCCGTACACCTGCGCCAAGGCCGTCAGCGTCGTACCGGAAGAAGTCCAGCGCGTGCTCATCGCACAGGTCGAACACTTTCTCCACCGATCCGAAAATATCATCGCCCTTGCCGCTCCAGGCTTCAGCGTGAACCAGTCCTACGCCCTGGCGCACACCGAATGCGTTTTGGTCCTTGCCCTCGTCGGCAACGTCGAATGCGGCTATGCGTGCCCCGGTGAGTTTGAATCCCAGTTTCACGTGCGCATTGACCGCTGCCTGTACCCATGCTGACGGAATTACCACCCCTTCCACCGAGGCGCTGTAATTCAGGTCGATTTCTTGCGCCACCGTGACAGCGTCCAGTTCGTCCACCTGCTTGGCGTACCAGGTGTCATCCTTGCGCGGATCGTCACGCCAGTGAAACGTAAACACCTTGATCTTGCCGCCATGACGCTTCTGCGCAAAGGGATTCGCCATGCCCATTGGCGTAGAGATGTCTTGACGGCAGTTGGTGGTGGCCGAGAGCGACGCTTCAACGAGGTGCGGGCGCTCCAGGTGAGCCGATTCGTCCACGAAGTAGATCGAGGCCCGGTCGCCGCGGCCAATACCATCGCCAGCCTCACCTGTGATCACGCTGCCGGTGTTCGGGAAGCTGATGCGCATGTGCGGCGCGTCGGTCTTGAGGTTCCAGCCCGGCCGGAACTCAGGCGGCAACATCTGCACGAACAGGCGAGCCTTGTAGAACAGGCTTTTTGGGTGGCCCAGCTTGTCCACGTACTCCTCTTTGCGGCTACCGAAACCGATAGTTGCGCCCTCGTAGTGGAGGCCGATGCTGCTGGCCAGGGCCACGCTGAGCCAACTGATGCCCATGTCGCGTGATTTCTCTGTTATCCCGGGCTCCCTGCTGCGCCACCGTTCAACGATCCAGTCCACCCACTCCCTCTGCTTGGGGAAAAGCAGGAACGGCACCATAGCGGGCAGCTGGCGGTCCAGGTTGCGCGGATCGATGGTGCAGCCCCAGTCGTTGATGAAGTCCGCCAGGTGGTCGCGGTAGTACGTGCGCAGCCCATGCACCCGGGCAGGGTCCTCACGCAGCCAGTTGAGCCGTTCGCACCGCTCCGCGTAGACCCTGGCGTAATCGGGGTTGCGAAAGTCGAAGTCTGTCATGCCTTGCCCATCATCTCTGCGTACAGCTTGGCCGCTTCCATCGGATCGGAGCTGGTGATGACCTGCTTTGGCGACATGCTGCCATCCGGACTCACGTGCTCCTGCACGATGCGATCACCGTAGCGTTTTGGCGCCCGACGCTGCGCAATCCACTTCAGGGCCTCAAGCTTGACCCGATCGGCCTTTGCGGTCGCCGCTGTTGCGTTCTGAGCGATTTCAGCGATGCCGGCCTCGAACAGGTCGGCTGCGGCTTCGCGCGCACGCACGTATGCCTCTACGGCCGCGGGGGTAGCCGTCGCCAGTCGCAGCACATGACCATTGGTAATCCCCAGCGTAAAGGCAATCTCCCGCAACGTGAGCCCATCAGCCACGCTGTCGCAGATATAGCGCTGTTGTTCGGTCAATTCGGCCATTTTAACCACCTCAAAAGATGACACGAGTGTATCACTGCTTGTTGTCACTCGCACATGTCACCGCTGCAGCCCACGTCCCATAAGGCCTCCAGCGATTTCGCATCCAAAAGGTGACCATGTCATATGCGTTCGCCTATTCTTTCTATAGCACTTCAATGAGAACGTTTCTCACAATATATGTGTTTTTAAACTTCACTGACTATCTATACTGTTTTTATATGTCACTATGTCACTAAAAGTAAAAAAGAGTAATAGAATCAGCAACTTACAGCGGTGACATATAGATATTTGCTCATGTCACCTCTATGTCACTATGTCACCAATCAGACAAAAGAAAACCCGCCGAAGCGGGTTCTGTAAATCAGCGGGAGCGTAATCGGAGCCCCACCGTAAGCCTGGCTTTGTTGGTCCTTTTCTTCGCAAACCCCTTCTTGCCTAGCACACGCCCAAATGCTTGAGGCGCCATCGGCTTGCTGCGAGATGCTTCGATGTACCCTGCGTAGCTCCGGTACAGCTCATGCGTCACGTACTCGGCTGCGGGGTCTTCCTCGCACTCACTGTCCAGCCACGCCTGGATATCGTCGTTGTCGTCCATGTACTCGCCGACGCGGTCTATGACCGACTGCGGCACCTGTAGCCCATTCGCGTGCCAGTCGCGAGCTGCAACGATAAGCTTGCCCAGAATACCGGGCCACTCGGCGCGCAGTTTCTCCGGCAGCAGTTTGTCCTTTTGTCCCTCAGGTACCGTGAAGGGAAACTCGATGAGGGCCATCCTGCGACGCATGGCAAAGTCGGTACCGTCGAGCGCTGGTGTGTAGTTGGTGCTGATGAACACCTTCTGCTGTGCCCTGACCTCGATAGCGTCCTTGTGCATCAGCTTGAGCGTCATGGTGGCCGCGGACGTGATGTTCTTCACACGCTCCTCGTCCCAGCTGCTGCCCGTCTTGATTTCCTCTGACAATACGAACCGCTTGCCCCGCAGCTTTGCCTCCTCCTTGGTGTCGTCGAAGCGGCCGCGCATCATGGCCCGGGTGCTGAAAGTGGTTCCGTAGTCTCCGAGCAGATCCTTGATGCACTCCAGGATCTTCGACTTACCATTCTGGCCGTTGCCGTACAGCACAAACAGCATCTCTTCACGCATGCTCCCTGTGATGCCGTAGCCCAGGGCGCGCATCAGGAACTCGTGGTCAGGGCAGCTGCTCTGCAACACCCGGTCCCACACAGGAGTCGGCATGTTGAAGTCGGGCGAGACGGCGGTGCACTGCATGAAATAGTGCGACGCCCTGTCAACGGGCTGACCGGTTGCCAGGTTGTAGGCACTCACCGGCGTATTGAGCAGCGCAGGCTCAGCGTCCCATGCGTCGGCCGGCACACGCACGTGGGGAAAGTCCCGAGCAACGGCCAGAACGGAGTCAAGGCGACCGCTGCTCAGTAGTGCCGACTTCTTCGACGGCGCTACCGCGGGCAGCATGCCTTTGAACTGATTGCCTAAAGCAATACGTGCATTCGAAGCATCGTCTGCCACCCAACGCGTGCTGTCATAGCTGAGCCATCCCAGCCCGTGGGTGTACTTGAAGTGGTTGTAGCCTTTCTGCGCAAACCAGCGACCCTGGTACTGATCAGACTCAACGGGCATGCCGATCATGTCCAGCTCAGGCAGCGGCTGCGGAACTTCAGCTTCAATCGTAACCGCGGGCAACGACGCCGCAAGCGCTGCGGGGAAGCATATGGCAGGGTCGGGGCCCGGCTGGAAACCTGCGGCGCGTGCCTGCGCAATGAGACTGCCAACGGTCCGGCAGTCCTTGCGGAAGCTGTCGAAGCTGTCCCACTTCCACTCGAATTCACCGTCGTCATGCTTTGAGGAACGGGCGGACCAGTCGCGCGCCAGGTCAAAGGCCAGGTCTTCAAGCTCTGCGTGCTCGCCCCAGTGTTTCAGCGAGGCGATCGTCTGCCACCAGTCGTCATAGGACTCTGGGTCGATGAACTCCAATGCGGCGGTCAGTTGCGGCAAATCGGCATGCGTACCGACGCGCTCAGAAGGCTTGCGGTTGCTGATCGGTTTCTCAAGAAACGCAGGTGCTTGGGGCAGGTCAACCGGCGCCGACGGAACGCCCGTCAGCCACTCGTACGGCCGGCCTGTGTCGGGGTGGATCGAAGGCGGCAACACCACGAACCCGTTGTGTTTCCCGTCGCAACCTGCAGCCGGGGTGCCGAGGTACTTGGTATCTGGCGAGGCTCTGAAATACTGGTGAAATCCAACGCCGCGACCCGACATCGCCATCATCGGCGACGCGATCAGCCCGTGTTTTTCCTGCAGCTCGGCGAAACCTTTCTCGCCACCGTTGCGCGGGTCCATGTCGAACACGTACAGGCCCGACGATGCTGGACGCATGCCGATGCCTGACTCAGGTGCGGCGGTCCACCATTTCTCGATTTGAGCGGTATCAGTTGTTGCTTCAGAGGAGCCGTGTTTGCAGCCGGGATACTTGGTGCCGGGTTTGAGCGGAAACACTGCCCACCCGAGCGAGGCGTAATACAGCGCCCACCCTTTATAAAGGTCTTGACTCATTAGTAACACCTTGCGACAATCGCGCGTGAAGACATAGTTACGTTATAACCCGCCTCGCCAGCGGGTTTATTTTTGCCCATCGACAGCTGCCCAGAAGTCTTTCTCGCAGTTAAAGTATTCCGATATCCCGGCGTAAACCAAACCTTCAGGGAAAAGCACAGCGGCAGCCAGTTTACCCGACGGCTCAAAATAGTGAACGGCACCGCCTAAGGTGTGGCGCATAGCAACAATTGGCAAAGACCCGTGGGTACCAACGGCAGAATAGTATCAGTCATTTCCCACCACCCAGTGCAGCCAGCACCTCAGTCAGATTGAAACGCACGCGCCGGCCGGCTTTTACCGACGGGATGTCGCCCTGCCGCGCCATCCGGCGCACGGTTTCCTCGGTCAGCTGCAAGTATTCGCCTACCTCAACGGCTGACAGCAGGCCGCGCTTCTGCGGTGTTTCCGTGAGTACGTGTTGCATAATGTTGTCCTTCAGATAGTGTAGGGGGGTCTCGACGGGTGAGACTACCACACCCACGCTGCATTGCACCACCGCCCATGATAGGCTCGCGGGTAAGCCACCCAACCCGGAGTCCTCGCCATGCCTGCTATTAACGTCGCCTCGTCCCAGTGGGTCGATATCTACACTCAGAGCGCCATTGCCAAGGGTACCGGTCTGCTGATCCAGAACCAGGGCAGCGCGCGGATGTACGTGCAACAGGCAGCCGCAGCACCCGCCGCCACGGACAACACCGGCCGGTGGGTGGAGATTGGCGAGGAGGTGCAAGTTGACGCAGGAGCGGCGGGTGTCTATGGCCGTTGCAGCCCCGGCGGTGTAGTCGCGTACGTGCAGGCCACAGCGTGACGATCCACAAGCCCACCGGCAAAGGTGGCGGCGGGGTGCCCGCTTTAAAGCTACAGCCGCTAATCGTACCGTGGACCGACAGCCGAGGCGCGCAGAACTGGGTCTACAGCACCGACGTACCGGGCCCGCTGTCACGCGGGTACCTTTGGCGCATGGAAATGAGGTCGATGCGGGTCCGGCTGGACCACCGCTACACGCAGGCCCGCAGCGGGGACAGCATCGAGCAGTTGCTGGACCGGATGACCAATGACACGCCCAACGACTACGGCGTCAAACCGAGCCAGGTGCCGCCGAGCGTAGCGTGGGTTCTGATCGGCACTAACACTGGCAACGCATACACCACGGCAAAGGGCACGATCGACGAGTATGTTGCCCAGATGCTGAGCAACGTCAACAGGTGCCTGGACTACCTGCAGAAGCGAGGCCACGGTATCGTGCTCTGCGCCGAGTGGCCACGGGGGCTGACGGGTGACACGACCAAGGCCTACCTGAGCGCCGATGCGCAGCAGGTCATGTACCGTTACGCAGAAGGGCTACGACAGCTCAAGCGTTCGAACATGATCGTCGTGGACGTGATGGGCCGCACCCTTGATTACACGAAGAACGACTACACCCCGCTGCCTAACATCCTCAACCCTGACTACCTGCACAACAGCCCAGGCATCTCGGAGATTGTGGCGCAGGAGGCATGGGACGCACCGCGGCTGCTGGGGTTGCCGGAGCTCACGTTTGACACGAGCCGCGCGTTCAACAACAACCCGACGCTGACCAAGGGCACCGGCACCACTGCGCCGCAGGGTTACACGCTGAGCCAGCCCGCCGGTGTAACGGTGACAGCCACGCCTGACGTGCAGATAACTGTACGCGGCAAGGTCCGCACAGCCTGTCGTCTGGATATCACAGGCACCCCTACCAGTGCCAACGCCTTCGCCGGCCTGCGCCAGTCCGGGCTCATCGGTCAATTGGTAGCCGGCGACACTATCGAAAGCTTTGCCGAGGTGCTGGTGGCGCCCGGTGCTGTCAACTTCTCCGCGCCCTGCCTGATGCTGGATACCGGAGTCAGCGCCTCGCGGCTGCATGGCGGCCTGAGCATCACCGGCGACAACATGATGCCTAACGACGTGCAGCAGTCGTTCTACGGGGTGGCCCGCAGCGCATACGGCAAGTTTGACACGCTGCCGGCTACGCTATCCTTCCAGTTCGGCGCGTATTTCACCCTGGCCAACGTGGCATCAAACGTAACTCTTTATGTACTGAGCGCCGTGGCGCAAAAGGTGGTGTGATATGGCGGTACGCAAGCCAGGTACAGGCAGCGGCAGCACAGCAATGCAGACGGACATAGCAAACCTGAAGGCGGTGACGGGTTCCACCAGCTCCACAATTGTGCCGGTCGAGGGCGGCACATACACCATTGCGCAGACGGATCGGACCATTAACATCGTCAATGCCGAGGCCCTCACTGACTTGGCCGCTATAACGGTCAACCTACCTACGGCGCGGGTGGGGCAGCGGCTGTTTTTCCACAGTCTCAAGCAGATTGACAGTGTTACCTTCGCAATGCCGGGCGGCACCGTGGACAACTGGCAGGTATCCCTCTCCGCAGGCGACAGTGTGGACTTCACCATGACAAAGCTGAATAACTGGGCAAGGAGTGTTTGACATGAAACGGCTACTAATCGCGGTACTGGCGCTATTGCCCACCCTCACCCTGGCCGCGGGCAATGACCTGTTCATCGACCAGCGCAACCCCGAAAACACAGCGACTCTGAAGCGTACGGTCACAAAGCCCGCCGGCACTGCGGATGGGGTGTTCGGCTTCAATGGCGCCGGTCAGCTACCGGTGTTTCTGACGATGGGGCCAGGGTTGACGCTAAGTGGCGGCGTATTGGATGCCGCACCCGCATCTGTTGCTTGGCCGGCTGTCACGGGTAAGCCTGCATTTGCGCCGGTGGCCACGAGTGGTGCCTATGCCGACCTGAACGGCAAACCGGTGTTGTTCAGCGGGGCGTACGCAAGCCTGACGGGCATCCCGGCGGCGTTCGCTCCGGCAGCGCATACGCAAGCGTGGTCAACAATTACCGCCACCCCTACGACACTTGCGGGCTACAGCATCACTGACGCGCTACCTCGGCCTACAGGCACGACGGCCCAGTACATTCGCGGAGACGGCTCGCTGGCTACCCTGCCAAGCAATGCGCCTGCACTGTCGATCAATGACACCCCGGGCCGCGCCCTTGTGACCACCACGGCATCCACCGGGTACCAGATCAGCACCACCCGCGCCGCTCAGGTCTGTTACGAGGGCCTGTTCTCCACCACCTCGACCATCGGCGGACCATCGTCGGCAAGCGTCTTCCTTGAGACCGCAGACACCAACAGCACCACACAGAGCGACTGGACCACACGGGCCCAGCAGACCTACAGCAACACGATCACCCTGGCCCTCGTGCTCAATCAGGTGCAGTCGAATAACTGGTCGTTCTGCCGCACCATTCCGGCCGGCAAGTTCGTGCGCTTGCGTTCGGGCAACCTGACCGGTACTGCCTCGGTGTCGCTAAACGCCACGCAGCAGGAGACGCTGTACTGAAACGAGAAGGGCGCCGCAATGGCGCCCTTTGGGTTCACTGGGACTTCCGGTACGCTTCCATCCCACGCTGCACCTCATCCATATCTGAATCTTTGGCGCAGTTGCCCCACAAGTTGCTGAGGCCGTGCCCTTCCTTGGCGAGCCGTTGTCCTTTCTGGAACAGGGTTTCGGCTTCTGAGGCGACCGGACGCTGCGGGTGGCGGTAGATAGGTTCCCACTCCCAATACCCTGGGCGGTCGCTAAAGAACCAAGGCTCATTTTCACTGTGGCGGCAGCGATAACCCACCGGCTCCTGCACCACTGCGCGGACATCCTCGGCAGGGGCGGCGTCGTGTCGCTGAATTACTTCGCGGGCCCAGTACATCAGCTCGCCAAGCGTGCGATTGCACAAGTCCTTCTCCGCGAAGCATTCCAGCAGCTCACGCGGCACACTCACCAGTTCGATTTTGTTGGTCATGGTTTAACCTCCGAATACGGCGTCATGTTCGGGCAAGGCAAGCCGATCATGCCTTCGTGGAATTCGCCGCAGGCAAGACATTTAAAGTGTGGATGTTTGAGGCGCTGGTTTTCTTTGAGCAATGACTCTCCAATCGTCCGCAGGCCCATATGAACAGGGCAAGGCCCGGCCGCCCATGCTTCCTGAAAGCCCTTAGGAGGACAGCAGCAACGGGGATCGCGCTCACCCTTCGCCGCTTCTGCATCTTGCCCGCAGCTCTCGTCGGCGTTGTGGGTCGTGGGGGTGGCAATCCAGTCGTTAAATTCGCGCTGCAACTGGTCAATAGGGCTATCCGGTAAGTCTCGGCAAACCTGTAGCTCGCGGATATGGTGCACCGGACCACAAAGCGCACTTAATACGGCGTGCAAAGCTTTGGCATCAATAGCTGGGCGCGCTGCCAGCAACTCCCGCGCCTTGGTCAGTTCGGACCTGAGCGGCCGCACTTGATCTAGCAGCATGCGCTTGGTCGCGTTTTCGTTACACATTGCGAGGTCTTTGAATCGCTCAATCTCAGCCAGCAGCCCGTCACGCTCGGCGGTCCGCTCCGATAAAAGCAGGCTGACCTTTCTACCGGCAGCTTCAGCGTCATTGCAGTCAGCCACCGCAACATCTGCTCGAGTGCGCTCGAGAGTAAGCTCGGCGGTCAGGCGGGTGGCTTCAGTCTTGACCCGCTCAAAGTCTTTGAACGCCGAGCGCATCACTCTCGGCACGTCCATGTTTGCCAGTCGCTCTGTGCTGTCCTGAGCGTTGAACGCCTCGTTCAGCACAGCCAAGGTGAGGCCCAGGCTTGCCAGCACTTCCACATCGCCAGCAGGCGGCACAGGTGCGGCGAACGCGAGCAACGCTCGGGCAGCTTCGAAGACGTAAGGATTCAGGTTGTAGGCCCCGTCTGCCTGCGGCTTTTCCTTGAAGCCGTGCTGCAAAAAGATGTCTTTGATGTTGCGATCCGTGACGTTTCTCATCGCCAAAACCTCCAACCTTCAGCCCGGCTCCATCGAGGGAGCGCGAACCATCCGAAAACATTTAAGAAAACCACGATCACTAGCCACGGCGATACGCTGTAGCTAAGCCATGCGAAAATCACGATCAACACTAGGTCGCCTCCCGTGATTTCAACTGAGTATTCGGTCTTCATCCCCGCTCCCCCTTGATAACCCGCATCACCCGGTCGGCAATCGCGGTTTCTATGCGATTTTTCGCAATTTCAAAATACTTGCTGTCCATTTCGATTCCTATGAATTGGCGGTCTGTGTTGGCGCACGCAACGCCAGTCGTGCCGCTGCCCATGCAGCTATCGAGCACGGTGTCGCCTTCGTTGGTGTAGGTGCGGATCAGGTACTCCATCAGGGCGACAGGCTTTTGGGTTGGATGCTGATTCAGCAACCGATTGTCTTTTGCAAACTTCTGAACACTCCTTGGGTAGCGAGCTGTCGACTCATATGGCGCGCGAACCGAAACAGCCTTGGAGTAATTCTCACCGTGGCAGGCCAGTGACGCATTAACCCTTTTTATAGTGTGCCCTGCGGTCATCTCGGGGTTGTAGATTGGTGCCCTGCGGTAGAAGACCAGAACGTTTTCGTGTGCTTTGAGTGGCGCCTTTTTGGCATTCAAAAAGCCAGTAGCCGCAGTCTTTTCCCATATCCACTCGTAGCGAAGGTTCTCGATCTGAGATACGCCCAAAACTTTATCGAACGGAGTCTGCGCCATTAGCAAGATTGCGGCGCTCGGCTTACAGACACGCCAGTATTCCGGCCATAGCTGGGCAAGATCTATCGGGCAGTCCCATTTGTTCTGAGTGGTCCCATACGGCAGATCGCACAGCACCATATCAACTGAGCCGTCCGGGATCTGCTTCATCAGCTCGAGGCAATCGCCCTGCATCAGTTGCATTACCGCTGCCCCTTGATGACTTTCATGGCGCGATCAGCCAGATCGGTGTCGTTGAATTCGGCCAGCAGCGCGGCCTTGAGTGATTTGTCCTTGGCGGCCTGGAGCTTCGGGCACATATCGATGCGCTTGGGCAGCGATCGGATGAATTCGCGTTCAGCGGTAGTGATGGTCATAGTGGCAGCTCCAGCGTGTAGGTGATGGCGAAGCGCAGGGTGCTTTCATCGGTGAAGTGGTACACCACGTAGTCACGTTGCAACTCGCGGCGAGAGAAACAGGCGATGGCCCGTTCATGGGGATTTTCGCGGCTGGCGATCATTTGGGCGATTGTCACAATGTTAGCTCCGTTGTGCGGGTGTGACGGTCACATTACCCGGAGCTAACACTCGTGTCAACTGTAGCGAAGAGAAATACCTTGCAGCTCGGCTTCCTGCTCCACGGCGCTGATCATGCCCTTGCGGTTGGTGAACGCCATGCTCACCACGCCGGAGCTGACGCCGCCCTCGGCAGCGATCCTGGCCCGGTTGAGACTCAGGATGCCGTCTTGCTGGGCGTGTCGCAGGGCAATGGCCAGCAGCTTGGCGCGGTGCTTGTTTAGGGTAGTGCTATCGGCGGCGTATGCCATGGGTCGTTACTCTGAATGCGTATTCACGTCAAGGTACTAAAGAGTTGACGGCAATGTCAATCTGTACCCGAACACCACATAGTCCTCTTTTTGCTCGAACCCCGTGACGTAGGTGATTTCGCCCGTGAAACTGCGCAGAGTATAGAGCCCCAAATGGTTCACCTCGCGAAACTCAACAGTGTCTCCTTTCTGGAATCCCCGGTCCTTGTTACGTCGGATTTCAAAGGGTTTCTCCCCAGCTGCACCAGGTTCAAAGTAGCAACGTAAAATCTTCAATTCGTGATGCATTCGATTCGCTCCAAGTGTAAGGGGAAGTCCGTAAAACACACCCCGTCATAGCAGAGCATGTGCCGCGCCGGGCTCACCGGCTCGCCCATCATCGCGCGCACCTCGTCCAGTGTGGCGAACCCTGAGTCGGTCGATGCGCTGGTGCATTGCAGCGTGACGGCGTTGTATTCGGTCAGGTAGATCACAGCAGCACCCCGCCTGCAAAGAATTGCCACTTGCCGCCGAGCTTGATTACCAGCTCCCCGTAGTTCAATTGAGCACGCTCTCGCTCTGTGCCAGTGTACTTCCACCCCGCTGCTTTCATCTCCACTCCCCAAAACTGGCCCAACACCTGGCCCACGTGTTGCTGCTGGATCAGCAGCGGCTTGATGCCCACGTAGTCCGGGCTTTTCATCACCTTGTTGACCTGCGCGCTGATGTTGCCCAGGCCATAGCGGATGTGATTCCCGTGGTCGTCGGTGAACCCTCCGGAGTTGTTTCTCCAAAGAAAAGCACCGTGGTTCATCCGCGCCTGGTGCACCGCGTCAGCGGACACTGCGGCTTCACTGGTACCAGTGATCAGTTCGGGCAGCTGTTCTGCTTCGGGAATCAGGCCCATGCGGCGCTTGAGGTCCTGCACGGCGGCGTACGGCACCTGCCACTGTGCGGCCCATTGGGTGAGTTCGGTCATGGGAAGGTCCACTCGTGTCGGCCAGTGTGCAGTGAACCATCCAGCAGCCGGTAGACCATCTCGCGGCTCTTGTCAGTGATGTGCGACGTGCGCTCGCAGTGGAATACGGCCGCCCCAACACGGATGACGATCGGGCAGGCAACCGGCGGTAGTATCTCCGGAGCGTTCCAGTGCTCGTACTCGTAGACCAGTGGGGCGGAAGGCTCCTCGTGAGGCCGGGGCATGGTGCGGTCGGCGTACCAGTTACGCATTGTCGTCTTCTCCGATCAGGTGCAGGTAGCGCTGAACCACGGTGCTCACGTCGGTGTGATACGCAGTCAGCAGTTTGAATTGTTCCGGCGCCGCCTCGCGCAGCGCATCTAGCACGTGGACCATGTGCGACAGCAGCGCCACGGGGGCATCGTCAGCGGCCAGGCACACGCGCTCAAGCGCTGCGTGGGTACCGGGTGGCAGCGGCAGCTCGATGCGGCCGGCGACACTGGCGCGGCTGAGGCGCTTGCGCTCCCGGGCTTCCACGCGCTTGACCGCCATGCGGATCCCCTCGCCGTACTTGGCATCGATCACGGCCCACTTGGTGCCGGCTTTGCGCAGTCGGACCGCTTCGGCGACCATCTCATCCGTATAACGTACGGGCATCACCATTACGACACCTCCCCAACTTCACGTTTCGGTACCCGGTAGTTCATCAGGTCCACGTCTGTCATGGCTTCAACTTCGTGTTGAACTCGGATCACAGTCTGTAGTGGCAGCAAAGCGGCGAGCATGCGGCGTTGAGTCTCGACTCTCATGTATTTGAGATGACGAACAGCCTTTGTCTCTTCCTCTTTCACCGCAGCAACTTCGGCTTTGCGCAAAGCCCTTCTGGTTTTACTACCGGACAGCTTCTGGATTTCCGATTTCTGTATTTCGCAAAGCCGCTGAAGACGACAGTTCAACGCCATGCGGAGGTCGTGCTCTTTCTGTAGTTTGCGGAACCGCTGCGGCAGGGTGAGAAATTCAATTACCGGTGTGAGGTACTGTCTCATGGTCTTCACGGATGTTGCTCCTGTATCAATTGAGCCTGCATCCTAGCTACAGTTGTCGCGTGTGTCAACTTACTGCTCACCGCTGCGGTCAGCTTCTCCATCGACTCGCGGTCCTGAGCCTGGCAGGTGAGCCAGTCGATACCAAACATCAGGTAAAAGCGGCGGTACACCTCGGCGTCGGTGCGCCCGTGGGCCCGGTGCTCGCCAGCCCACCACGCCAGGCTGTCCTGCAACTGGAGCAGGGCGGTGCGGTGGGCGTCGTGCTTCTTGACGTTGCTGCCGGCCCAGGCGGCGGGCAGGTTGCGAATGTGCGGCTGCTGCCGGTACTCGTCGTTGGGCATTGCCACGGCGGCGACTGCGCCGCGCATAGCCGCCAGCAGCGCGTCGTCCAGCTCCGTCATGTCACCGTCCACAGCGGCAGAGCCTGTTGTGCCTGGTGTCGGCTTGGGCTTCTCGTGACAGTACGGGCACGCCGGCAGGCTGCGCGGATACGGCGACAGGCAGACCGGGTTGAGGCAGCTGCGGTTCGGTATGACGTCGGTGGGGCCGCTGGACTTGCGCTCGGTGTCGTCCAGTGACCAATCGTTCTTCGCATCCGGGAGGCCCAGCAGCGGATTGCAGACGTTGCCTGCGTGGTCAAGAATCCAGAACCGCGGCTTGGGACTGGCGGCAATGTGAGCGCGCCGCTCGGCGACGGTGAAGTCGTCCCACTGCTGCATCAGCTCGCGGGAGATATTGAGCCGGGCGCCACGGCCAAACTGTTGCGCGTGCATGGCGAACGACATGGTTTTGCGCGCGAGCATCACTACTTCAACCCCCGGTACGTCGGTGCCCTCGCCATAGAGCTCACAGTTGACCAGCACCATCGTCTCGCGTGCCTTGAATCGGCGCATAGCGGCGTCGCGGATACCGGCGTCAGTCTTGCCGTCCACGGCTTCAGCGGTGACCCCCTTGGCACGGAACTGCGCGGCAATGTCCTCGGCGGTCTCTACGTCGCTGGTGAAGCAGATACCCAGCATGTTCGGCGTCCACTTGAGATAGGTGGACACCACGTCACCCACAAGCGTGGAAGCCCGCACGGCCTTCTTGCCCTTGCCCGTCTTGAGCACGTAGTCGCCATCCGCGCCGATCGACACACCGGTCATGTCGATGTGGGTCTCGGCGACCACAATGCGATAGTCGCAGAGATACCCCCAGTCGATCAGCTCGCGCATTGTCGGCCCGACCACCATGGTATGGAACAGGCCCTGAGCGTGAATCCCCAGGCCGCGCCCGTCGGCCCTGATGGGCGTAGCCGTGACGCCCAGGCCCTTGGCGTTGGGGAACAAGGTCAGCACCTTGCCCCAGCCGGTATCCACGACACCGTGGTGGCACTCGTCGATGACCCACAGGGTGACTTGGGCGATCCATTTGGCCTCCAGCTGCACCACGCGATCAGTGAGCGATTGCACGCTGACCACGCCTGCGCGGGCGGTCGGATCGTAGAAGCAGACGCCCAGCTCTTTAAGGTGCTCGGCGCAGATGGCCCGAATCACCGGTGGCGGCGCGATGATGCGGTGACGGATACCGAACTTGGCCAACGCCATGCTGATCTGGCCCACCAGCTCCCGGCGGTGCGCGATGGCACAGGATGCGCCGGTGTGGTCGGCAATCACGGAGGCAAAGAACACCGTCTTGCCTGCACCCGTGGGCATCACGGCCAGCACGTTGGATTGAGGGCCCCACAGCGCCCAGGCATCGTTGGCGGCTTGCTTCAGGTCACCTTGGTACCAACGGAGCTTGGGTGCGGCGGCGCGGCGTACGGCGGCGGCTGTGCCGGTGACGGTAGACGGTGGGTGCATGCGGATCACTCAAAATAATTAGTTGACATGTGCGTCATCTTGCTCAAATATGCAGCCCACGTCAACCACTGAAGAGAAACGCAAACATGAAAGTATGCATCCTCGGTAACGGTCGTCGCGGCATCGGTTCTCGGCTTCTCGCCGCCCTTGCAATGGGCGCAGGCTGGGCATCTCCGCTGCTCGGCGGCAACAGCGCTCAACCCGTACAGCGGGTCTACGGCGCGTACCAACCAACCGGCGCAGCACTGCGGAATCCTGCCGATCCGGTACAGGCGGCACAAATTCAGGCCGCTGCGGCAAAGCGCGGCCGCAAGGCAGCAAAACGTCACAACGACGCGGTAAGCACTTTTGTTAACAATCGTGCGCATACTCGATTCATCCGCAATACCCACGATGAAACGCAAATCGACGGGCCTCTGAGCCTTCAAACTCTTTACATCGCCAAGTGAGTACCAACATGATCAATCTGTCCCTCCCGCTCTCCGCCACCGCGCTGCGCCTCGGTGCCGACTTCCTCACCACGCTGGCTGAGCAGGCCGAGCTGATTCGTGAAGAATCCCACCCGACACCGCTTTACCAAGCTGTCGGCCACGCAGTACGCGCTACCGGGGTAACCCACTTGACTCATGCGGTTAATGTCGAAGCGCCTGAGCCCGAGCCGACCACCCTCGCCGAAGACGTGGCCACCGCTCAAGCCGAGACCGAAGCTGCCCGCATCCAGCGCCTACACGGCAACGTAGGCAGCGCCGGCATGGAGCCCGCACCAGCTCCGACACCGTTACCCGAGCCCGAAATGGAAACGGTTGTCACGGGCGTCGAGCGCAACGAAGACTACACCGGTGACCTGGCCGCCTTCGAGCACTCTGCTCTGACGGACGCCGGCTGGACCGACGAAGCTTTGATCGCAGCCAATTACCTGCAAGAGGTGTTTGAATTGCGCCCAAAGCCATCTGCACCCACTGCTTCGGCCGCCATTCCCGCACCACCGGCTGTCCCTGCCCCCAACGCGCCAGCCACGTCCGGCGCAGTAGAGCTGGACGCTGACGGGCTGCCGTGGGACGAGCGTATCCACAGCAAGGCCGCAGAGCCCAAGGCGGCAACGGGAAAGTGGAAGACGCGCAAGAACCTGGCAGCCGGCTACAAGGAGACGATCGAAGCGGAGCTGCGTGCAGCCATGGGTACTACGGCGAGCCCGTCCGCCCCGGCTCAAGCCCCAGCCGCGCCGTCTGCACGTCCTGCAGCACCACCCGCCCCGGGCGCCGTTGTAGCGCCTGCGGCTCCTACGCCACCCGCTCCAGCAGCTAGCGGCGGCATGGACTTCCCGGCGTTCACCCGTTGGGCATTGGGCCACGTGAACAGCAAGGCGATCAGCCAGACCGACGTGGCGCTGGCGATCCAGAAAGCGGGCCTGACCATCATGCCGGACCTCGCCAAGCAGCCAGACAAGATCCCGGAAGTGGTGGCTGACCTGACGGCTCGTTTCGGGCTCAAGTAATTCAACCGGGGTCAGCAATGGCCCCATTTGCACGGAGGTGTGCATGAGTGCGCACTCAGTATTAGCACCCAGCTCGGCGCACCGGTGGGTCGTCTGCCCCGGCAGCGTCAAGCTGGAGCAGGCGTACCCGGAGACCGAAGAGGGGGAAGCGGCCGCCGAGGGCACCGCCGCGCACCACGTCGGCGCCGAGGAGCTGCTGGGCCGCGAGGCACCGGTGGGCAGCTTGGCACCGAACGGCATCCTTATCACCGACGAGATGGCGGATGGTGCGGCGCTGTGGGTTGAGGACGTGCTGACAGTGACTGGGATCGAGAATCCGCAAGTGATGGTCGAGCAACGTGTCAGCATGCCGCGCATCCACGAGCAATGCTTCGGTACCCCGGACACTTGGTTCTACCGCCCCGACCTGTTCAAACTGTGGGTGTGGGACTTCAAGTTCGGCCACGGCGTCGTTGAGGCCACGGAGAACTGGCAGCTCATTGCCTACGCCTGCGGCATCCTGGACCTGCTCGGCATTGACGGGCGCAACGACCAGCACCTGTGGGTCCATCTGCGCGTTGTGCAGCCCCGTGCGCATCACCGCGACGGTCGAGTGCGTGAGTGGAAGGTGCTGGCCAGTGACTTGCGCGGCTACTTCAACCGCCTGCACGACGCCGCACACGAAGCGCTTGGCCCCGTTGCCCACACGCAGAGCGGTCCGCACTGCCTGCACTGCAAGGCGGCGCATGCGTGCCCAACGCTGCAACGGGCCACGTGGTCGGCTGCGGACTTCATCGGCGGCAGTGCGGCGGAGGAGTTGAACGCCGATGCCGCTGCTTACGAGCAGGGGCTGCTGGAGCACCTGGAACAGCTGATCAAAGCGCGCAAGCAGGGCCGCGAGGCAGACCTGCAGGCGAGGCTCAAGCGCGGCGAGGTGGTGCCAGGCTACTGTCTGGAAGACACGTACGGCCGCACCGCATGGAAGCAGGGCGACGAGGCGATGGTGATCATGCTGGGCGACATGTCAGGCGTGGACCTGCGCAAGCCCGCCGCGGCCATCACACCGAAACAGGCGATTGCGTTGCTGGACAAAAACAAAGTTGACAGCCGTGTCATCTATGAGTACGCTCATACCCCAAGGACCGGCGTAAAGCTGGCCCGCGACACCAACCTACTCAACCGTGCCCGTGCCGGGTTCGGCGTAAAACTGGAGCAATAAGACAATGGCAGAAGCAACTGTACTCGCGATCACTACCGCAGTGGGCCGACTGGTCAGCGGTTCGCTCTACGAGCAGCGCACCACGGACTACGATGGCAACCCGAAGGTGATCAAGTCTGGCCCGAACGCCGGCCAGCCGAACCATACCTACGACTTCAGCATTGCTGTCAAGAAGACGCCCGGGGTTATTCATTGGGCCAGCGAGACCGTCAAGGCGCTGGTGAACGGTGTCGCCGGTGACATGTTCCCGGCCATCTGGGCTTTGGGCCATGCTGAGTTCCCGCAGCAGGCTCAACGTTCGGACTTCAGCTGGAAGATCGACGACGGCGACAGCACATTGCCTAACAAGAAGGGCAACAAGAACTGTGACAAAGACGGCTGGGCCGGCCACTGGATCATCCATTTCAGCAATCGCAATGCGCCGAAGCTGCTGGACTACCTGCACTCTCAGGGCAACGTGCTGACCGAGCCTGACGCCATCAAGCGTGGTTACTTTGTGCAGGTCATGTGCGAATTCAAGAGCAACGCGCCATCGGCAAGCCCGGGCCTGTTCGCCAACCACCAAGCGGTTGCGCTGATTGCCTATGGCCCTGTGATGAAAGGCGGCGGTGAAGTCGATACCACCAAGGCAGGTTTTGGCCAAGGTATCGCGCTGCCTGAAGGTGCTACTACTCTGCCGCCAGCTGGCGTACCTGTGCCGGGTGCCACCCCACCCCCTCCGGCAGCACCAGCACCAGCACCACCGGCAGCGCCAGCGCCAGAGCAGGCTCCAGCTGGGGC